TTGCGGTTCAGCAACGCCACGGGTGGCGCCAACCTGGGCCAGTCCGACGCCGACACCCGCGCCGCCAACGCCGCCGCCCAGGCCAAGGCGGACACGGCATGGCAAACCCAGGTCGCCGGGCTCTACTCCGGGCTGGGTAATCTGGGCGCCTACGCCGCCGGGCGCTACGGCCCGGCGATCCTGCCCGGCGCCAGCGGTCAGACGCCCTACAATCCCAACATCAACATGAACCTGCCGCCGACGATCACATAGGACCTGAGTCATGCCAGAGTTCGCCAGCGCGATGCCTCAGTTTTTCAACACGGGCAACGCATCGTTCGACAAGTTGAACAGCCTTGGATCGTTGTTCGGTGATCCCGCTAAAGCCGCCCAGGCCGGTTACTACGGCGCTGAAAGCGCCAACGCGCTCATCAAGGGCTACCAAACCCGCGACCAGATGGGTCAGCAGCGGTATTTGCAGGAACTCACGGGCGGTGGGGCGGGCACCGGTCCCATGGCGATCCCGGGACCAGCCGCGCCGCCGGGACCAGAGGCGCCCCCGGGGCTGGTCATTCCCGGGACCAACGTGGGCGCGCCGCCCCAACCCACCGCCGCGCCGTCGTCCCCGTCGCTGGCGAGCATCGTGGCGCCGGGAGCGCCCGGCGGCGCCACGCCGACCGCCGCTCCGGGTCCCGCGCCGCCGGGGGGCGGCGTGAGACAGGCACCCCCGGCGCAGGCGAACGGCTCGCCAACCCCTCCCATGGTGAACCTGCCCTATCTCATGGCGACGGCGGCACGCGCGGGCATGGACCCGAACGTGGTGAAACTCCTGGGCACGTCCTGGATCAACGGGCAAATCCAGTCTGGTGCCATGGACAAGGCCACGGGCGAGCGGTTCCTGTCCGGCGCCGGGGACAGCGCGCCCTTGCAAGCCACGACAGCCATCACGACCGCCGGCATCCAGAGCCGCACCACCCTGGCGCTGCCAGGAGCGCAGACGGCGGCGACGCAGACCTTGGAAGACGAGAAACCGCTTGTCGTCATCGCGCCCGATGGAACGCGTATTCCAACCAAAGTGGGCATATGGCGCCAGAACCCCGCCATGGGACGGCCCGAAAACCAATACGACCAGCAACCCGTGACGGTGCAACCGCCGACACCGCCGGGCGGCGCGGCGCCGCCGCCCGTCATGACATCGACGGGACAGGCGACGACGCAGGGCCAGACGCCCTACGAGCCAACGCAGGCCGCGCACGACAAGAACAATATCTCCATCGTCACGCCGCAGGGCGAGGTCATCACCACCACCGAGGGCGGTTTGCGCGCGAACCCCGCGCTGGGCCGCAAGTACGACTCGCAGGTGGACGGCGCGCTGGTGGCGTCGGTGGACCCGGCCACGGGACACACGATCTGGCGGTTGGCCCGCAACGCCGAGGGAACGCGGGTGGGACCGGCGACCACCGATCAGGCGAACGCGCAGGCGGTGACGCGCGCGGCGGCGTTGGACGAGACCGGCAGTCCCCTGGCCGACACGGTCATGGGTGCCTACCAGCGGGCGCAACTGGGCCTGACGCCGAGGCAGATGATCAACCCGGACCAGCACGCCCGGATGAAGATGGAAAGCGACGCGTATTTCCAGAGCCTCTACCCGGTACCGAGCGGACCGCATCTTTTCACGTCCACCGGCCCGGTCCGGCCATCCCAGGACTCCATGGCGCTGCACGACAGCATCACGCGCTCGCTGGAGACGACTTCTTACAAGACCGACCCCGCCGCCGCCGCGACCAAAGCCTGGGACATGATGCGCGAAGCCGGTGTCCTGGACGACCCGGCGACCGCCAGGAGTGTCGGGGTCAGACACATGGGCACCGAAGACCCGAGGCGGACGAACGCGGACGAACTCATCATCAACAGCGATATGAGCAAGGTGGGCAACCTCAAATGGCCCGGCGCCGGGCCGCGCGGGGCGCCTCCCGGCTTCACGCCGCCCACGGCGAAGACCCTTACCGATACCGTGGCACCAAAGACAGCGGGACCGCGCGCCGCCTCGACGAAGATGCCACCCGGCGCGCTGGCGCCGGCCCCGCCGGGGGCGGTTGAAGGTCAGACCGCCACCGGTCCCGGCGGCCTCAGGGCCGTCGTACAGGGTGGCTGGCTGATGCCTTTGCAAAACGCGGCGTCCGGCGCGGGGGGCGGCGGCGGATGAGCGCGGTAGCAGCTCATGTGAGTGAGCGGAGCGAACGAACATGAGCGATATTGACAGCATGATCCGGGGCGCCGCCGAGAAATACGGCCTGGATCACGACATATTCCGCCGCCAGTTGGTGGCCGAAAGCGGGCTCAACCCGAACGCGCGCAACCCGTCCGGCGCCGCCGGCATCGCGCAGTTCATGCCCGGCACCGCGCGCGGCCTGGGGATCGACCCGATGGACCCGTCCCAGGCGATCCCGGCGGCGGCGCTCTACCTGCGCCAGAACCTGAACAAGTTCGGCGGCGACTACACGCACGCCCTCGCCGCCTACAACTGGGGACCGGGCAACGTATCGCGGAACGGCGTGGGCAACCTGCCCTCCGAGACCCGAAACTATATCGCGAAGATCATGGGCGGCAGCGGCGGCGGTCCCCCGGCGCCGACCGGCCCACTCCCATCAGCGGGACCGGACGCGCCAGCCGGACCGTTGATGGCGGCGGCGGCGCCGGCTGGTCCTCCCCTGCCCTTGCCGCCGCCGCCACAAGATCCCGCCACCCCGGGCGCGCCCACGTCGCTGGCGGATGCTTTCACCCAGGCCGCGCGGCGCGGCCAGGGTCTCGCCTAGATGTCCGGCGCCCAGACCGATCCGCTGGACATGACGGATCAGTACAACACGCCGCTCACGCCCGAGGGCGAGACGCAATACCAGCAATGGCTGACGCAACAGTCCCAGGCGGCGGGCCGGGACATGTCTCGCGATACCTACGACTATGACATGCGCGGTGCTTTTCTTGGCGGTGCCGGTCGAGCGGGCAACGGGCACTATCCCGATACTTACAAGAAACCCAACCACCCCAGCTTTTCGGATCAGAGCCAGTATAACGGCGCTGACGGTCATCAGGGCGGCGCGTGGTCGCAGGCGCCCGGCGGCGCCTGGCAGTTCACGCCCGGCCCCACCAACCTTCAGATGCACGGTCCCGCCGGCTTGCAAAACTACTTCCAACGGGGGGACCCCGGCGTGATCCTGAACCTGCCCCCGGCGCCCCCGGCGCCGGTCCCGCCAGCGGCGCCCCCGGCGCCCATGTCAATGCTGGACTATGTCCGCGCGGCGATGACGAGGAACGGTTAAATGCCGCCGCCGCTGGACGACACCAGTTCGACGCCGGGGGTAGAACTACCTGACTTCGACAAGCTGGTTCCCTTGGGGCAAGCGGCGCAGCCGATCCAGCCCCAGTCCCAGCCCCAGGCGCAGACACAACCCCAGCCCCCGGTGCCGCTGCCGGACTTCGACAAGCTGGTCCCGTTGGGACCGGTGGCGCAGCCCCAGCCCCAGGCACAGGCCCAACCACCGGTTGAACTGCCTGACTTCGACAAGCTGGTCCCGCTGGGACCGGCGGCGCAACCGGCGCCGTCCACGTCCGAGCCCGTGGGGTTTTTATCCTCCCTGTTCGGCGGGATCGGCGCGTCAGGCCGCGAAGCCGGGCAACTCGCCACGGGTGAAGGCTTCAACCCCGCCAACGTCCAGGAACAGCCTGAACGCACTTTCATGGGCGGCGTGGGCTACGGGCTGGGGCACTCGTTCCCCACGCTGGCCGGCATGGTGCTGGGCGCGGCGGGCGGCGGCGCGGCGGGGACCGCCATCGAACCGGGCTTCGGCACGGCGGTTGGAGGTGCCCTGGGCGGCGCCGCCGGGGGCGGCGTGACCGACTTCGTGCAAAGCCTTGTCCCGGCCTACCAGGACGCCATCAGGCGGGGCGCCACGCAGGATGAAGCGGTCGACGAAGCCTACAAGATGGCCGGCGCGTCGGGTGCTTTCACGGGCGTCACCGCGCCCTTGTTCGGGCTCAGCCCCTTCAAATCCGTGATTAAGGACCTGCTGTTCCACACCCTGGTCACGGGTCCCGGGACCGGCGTGGTCAAACAAGGCGTGATCGACCCGGCGGTGACAGGCCAGCCCACGCCCGGCCTGGGCGAACTGGCCGAGGGCGCCGTGCAGAACGCCATCGGCGGCGGCATCGCCGGGGGCGTCATGCACTACGGTCCCCAGCTTGGCCGGCGGATCGTGGGTCTGCCTACCACATCCGGTGAGACAGCCACCCCAGCAGGACCAGACACGTCACCGTCGATAGCACCGACAGGCCCAGCGCCAACCAGCACAGACATTCCACCGCGACCCACGCCTTTCACCGATCTGGTCCGTCCCCCGCCCGAGGGCGTGGCGCCGGGCGAGGCCGTGCCGATCACGACGCCGACGCCTGAGCCTCCACCCATACCACCAAGGGAGACACCCCCGAATGCCACCACAGCCCAACCCCGTCCCGGCGAGCCCGCCGCCGCCCCTGTTATTCCCGAACCGCCCGCCGCTGTCCCGACCGGCGCGGAAACCGCCCGTCCTGGTATGGAGCCGACCGCCCGTCCAGTTGGAACTATTCCCGTGGATGAAACCCGTCCCGGCGAAGTTCGACCCGCTGGAGTGGAAGGGCCAGCCCCTCCTGCCCCGGAACCCGCCGCCCCAAGCGTAGCGCCCACGGCGGTCCCGGGACAGCGTGAACCTGTCCCGGGACAAGCCGAACCCCCGGACAAAAATACCTTACCCCCGGACAAAAATACTCCGGCGCCTGAAACCCCGGGCACCCCCGCATATAAGTTGGCCGAACTGGATCGGATCAACGCCCCGGACGAAGCCTACCGCGACGCCCTTTCGACCGGGTCCAAGGACCCGCTCAAACCGGGCGAAACATGGCGGGACCGGCTCGTTAAGTGGGTGGACCAGGAACGCGCCGCCGCGACCGCCGGGGAAGCCGAGACTTCCGCACAGGGAGCGAACGCACCGGGAACAACCCCGGCGGTGGTCCCGAGGGAGCCCGCTTCGGCGGAACCGCCGCCCGCATGGCGCGCGAAGAACCCGGACATTCCAGCCACGCTTTACCGAGGCTCCGGGCGCGAGGACCAGACAGGCGTCTACAATCCCGCCGGGGGCACGCCGGTCCCGATCCTGGGACCTGGGCGCTATCACGCGTTCACCGAGGAACACGCCAAGACCTACGGCCCGAACATCGAGACCACGCCCAACGATCTGCGCAACCCGCTGATTATCCGGTCCGACAACGAGTGGCGAGCCTTGACCCGGGAAGCTGGATGGGAGTTTCCCAACCCGTTCGGGGCTGACAAGGCCAAGGTCGAGACCATGACGAACGACATGCGCGAACTGGTCCAGTCCAAGGGCCATGACGGCGTGATCGTCACGTTCGACACCAAGACCGACCGGGACGTGGACAGCCAGGGCCGGGGGATAAAGACCCTCCGTAACGTGTTCGACGTGCCCCAGGTGGTGGACTACCGCGCCCGTGAAACGCCGGGGGCACGGGTGACGGACCAGGAAGCGCCCGGCACCCTGGAGTCCCGCGCGGGCTTCCGGCGCAAGGCCCCGGCGCCGGGCGAGCCCGAGCCGACGCCGAACCGGGTCCGCGCCAAACCCCCGGGCGAACCCGTGGTCACGCCCCACCCGGGCGATCCGCTCACCCTGGAGGACTACGCCTACAGCAGGGGCACGTCCGCTTACCGCGACGCGCCCGAGGAAGCCTTGCGCGGGACCGGGATCAACCCGAAGACCTTCACCAACCGGCCCATCCTGGAACAGAACAAGATCCTGGCCGATCAACTCAAGGCCAAATACGGTTTCACCAACGTCGATCTTGAACCCCGCACGGTCACGGTCACGCCGGACGGCAAGACCCGGACGCATCCCGCCGTGGAGCCGAAGATCACGCGCGATTGGCTGCTGAACGTCCATCACAATATGCAAAACATGGCCCACGCGCTGGGCTGGAGTCAGGAAACCGTCGCGTTGAACGGGCGCCTGGGCCTGCATCTGGTGCCCTACAACTTCAAGGGCGAAAACTGGTATGGCAGCTACAGTTTCGCGGACAAGACCATTCACATTTCAGGCGGTTCCAACAGCTACGCGCACGAGCATTGGCACGCCATCGACGACTATATGACCGATCTGCTGCACAATAATCCGAACAAACAGCAGTTACTGACCTGGAGTGCGAGGGACGGCGCGCTGGACCCCAAGGACCCCGTGCAAAGCGCGTTCGCCCGCGTGCTGAACGCCATGTCCTACAACCGGGGCGAGGAAATGCTGCGCCGGCTGAGACTTGAGCAGACCGCCATGAAGATGACCAAGGCGGGCCGGCCCACCACGAGCGCGCTGTTGGCGCGGGCTGAAATCGAGAACCTGGACAAGGGCGCGTCGAAACTGCGCATCGGACCGTCCGACCTGCGGACCGAGGCTTTGCGCGGTCCCAACCCGCAATACTGGGCCAGCCATCACGAACTGTTCGCGCGGGTGGGCGAAGCCTACACCGCCTACCGCATGGAAGCGGCGAGCATGGACCCGGCGGGCGTGGTCAAGTCCAACAAAGCCTACCAGGACCGCGCTTTGGCCGAGATCCGCCACCGCTATCCGAACTGGATCGACCGCATCGACATGTTCCACGCGTTCGACCAACTGGTCACGGAGATGGAGCGCGCCAGCACGTTGAGCCAGGGCCAGCCCCCGGCGGGACGCACGACCGAAGCGCACACGCTCAGGCCCTGGTCGGAGCGCCCGGCGGATATCAGGCCCGGCTTCCTGACATCCGTCCGTAACGACCTGAGCGCCTTGCGTTGGAGCAACCTCGTCAAGGGCGAACACGAGCCCCTGTTCAAAGACCCCAACGCCACTCCGGCGCCCCTGGATTACAGCACCCGCGCGGCGAAGAAGACCGGCGTGGCGACACCCAAGACCCTGGGCGTGCAACGCGCCGACGACCTCGCCATGACCTGGAACTCGGCCCTGGGCAACCTGGACCGGATGATTAAGCAGATGAACCCCGCCGCGCGGCCTTTCATCCAGGGCATCCGGGACAAGCTGGGGTCAGCGCCCGGATCGGGCCGGCCCGTGGACGAGAGTTTCGAGGAACGTATCAAGCACCGGGGCAACCCCGTCGTGTCCGAGTGGGAGGACGCGCTGAAAGACGCCGGGCTGAAAAGCCGGTTGACCGGACGGGCCTACATGAACCCGGAACAGAACGCCATGTTCCGGCACACGATGCAGACCGGGGAGACGACCTACCCGCTGAACGCCCACGACCTTACAGGCATCGGGCCGCGCAAGCCGATCCCGGAGAACATCCTGGCGGCGGCGGAAAAGACCCGGTTCATCGAGGACCGGCTGCACGACCAGATCGTCGGCACCGAGGGCCTGGAGGACACCGGCTACGCCAGCGGCCATGTGTCCCGCGTGTTCGATGACCGCGCGATCCGCAACGACAAGGAGGGTTCGACCCGGGACCGCACCCGGCTCAACCAGTTCATTTTTGATAACGACATGAAGTTCACCGACCCCAGGGAGCGCCAGAACCTTCGGCCCGACGAAGACAAGCCGGAACGTCTTTACCAGTGGTGGCGGGAAACCCCGGAGCGGGACACGCCGATGTTCAGCCAGGACGCGCGCGACGCGATGGCCCAACTGGGTAAGAACCTGAACCGGATCAAGGCCATCGACGAGGAACTGAAGGCGGGACCCGGCGGGGCCGGCGTCAACCCCACCACCCACGACCCCATCAAACTCGGCGCCGAACGGGACCAGCTTGTCCGGGACAACCTGGACATCCACGATGAACACGTAACGCACATCCGGGACCAGATCGCGCATTACGAAGCCCAGAACTGGTGGGACCGCATCGCCAAGGGCGATCCCCTGGATTTCGCCACCATGGGACCGGACAGCCGGTTCACCAAAGGCCGCACCCTGCCGCCCGAAGCAGACCAGATCATGCGGGACTGGATGCACAAGGACATGCTCACCAGCTTCCCCAACTATGCGCACGGCGTCGCGCGCAAGATCGCGTTCACGGAGTTGTTCGGCGCGGATGGCCGGGCCACCCAGAACGCCATCGACAAGGCGGTGGACCACGGCATGAACGGCAACTTCTCCACGCCCATCCGTCAGGTCGTGGAAGCCGTCACGGGCCGGTCGATGCGCGGCAACAATGACCCGGGTTTGCAGCGCACCACCAACATGGTCTCGGCGCTGGGTCAACTCATGCTCCTGCCCGGCGCCAGCATATCCGCCGTGGGCGAGCCCTTCGGGACACTCCTGGCGGGGGGTAGCCCGAAGATGATGTTCGGCACGTTCACGCGCATGGCCGGCGCCATGCTCCACACCCCGAGCGCCGCCGAGCGCATGGCGGGGATACGCGCCATCGGCGGCACCACTTCAGTCCTCCAGGGCGCCGCCGCCGCGTCCCGCTACACCGACTACGCCGGCACGCCGACCATCGAGAAGTTCATGCACCGGTATTTTGAACTGGCGCTGTCCCCGGTGGTGCGCTGGATCAGGGCGGCGACCTACGGCGCCGGCACCCAGCATATCAAGACACTCCTGGATCTGGCGACCGACCCGGCGGTGACACGCCGCCAACTGGATCGACAGGCGGACGCCAAAACTCTGCTGCACGACTGGTATGCCCAGGACCACCAGTTCGAGGGTCTGAAGGACCTGTTGAGGCCGTTCAATGATGTGCCCGACCGGGTCACGCTCAAGAACCACCCGATGGGACCGGTCTTCGAGGTCATCGCGAACCGGATGCTCAACCGCATGTCCCAGGACCCCACGGCGGCTGAGAAGCCGCTGGGGGCGCTGCGCAACCCCATGGTGAACATGCTCGCGGGGCTGACCTCGTTCCCCTACGGGTTCATGCGGAACGTCGTGGACCCGGCGATGCACCGCGCGGCGCAGGCGAAGCAGCGCGAGTGGGACCGGCGGATCGCGGCGGGTGAAAGCCCCACGAGTGCCCGGTTCCAGGCCGAGGCAGCGCGGTTCAAGACCTGGGTGCATACCGCTATCGGCGGGCTCACGCTGCTGGCCGGGACCGGGCTGATGTTCGCGCCGCGCTCCTACCTGTTCAATCAGGCGGCGTGGCAAAAGCACGAGGACGACGGCGACCTGTTTGATTGGCTACTGGGCTCCACGATTGACGCGTCGGGGCTGCTGGGACCGCTCGCCGCCGTGGGGCAGGCGTTCACCGCGCTGCGCTACACGGCGGACCTGAGCAACCTGGTGGAAGGCCCCTACCTCGCCACCGAGACCCGCTACATGATTGATATCATCAAGGGCGTCATGCACGCTTTCGGCGGTTCCAGCGACGGCACCAACACCGAGACCTACAACGCCATCCACGGGCTCACCCAACTGACCCTGAAGCCGGGCGCGTTGGCGAGCATGGCGTGGCTGGCCAACCGCCTTCCCGCCGGACCCTTGTCGGGGTTGATCGGCGCCATGTCCATCGCCGCCACGTCCCCCACGGTGACGCGCGGACTCACCGATTTCGCCGCCGGGCCACGCGGAACCAAGATCAAGAAAGAGTCCGCCGACCCGTTCGCGCCGCCGCCCCTGGAGCCCCTGCCCTTGACCGACCTGGAGCAGGCCCAGGCCAAGGGCGAAAGCGTGGGCGGCGGTCCGCCGTCCTGGATGATCGGGCTGACGGACGACATCCTGGTGCCCGCCATGCGGGTGGTCCCTGGCTGGGGTAAACCCTTGCTGGCCGGCGGCGCGGCGCTGGGCGGTGTCGGCGCTCTGCTCAGATCCGGGCACCATTACAAGACCGAGGGCGAGTCGCCGGTCAAGGCTCGCTGAGTTTCCTCTGTCCGCGAAGCATTTCCGAAGGAACTGAACCCAACACAATCTCAGAAGCTGGGACCGCAACGGATAAACCGTGTCTTATCAACGGTCCTAAATTTCATAGGTGGAACGGTGCAAAAGTTATGCACACGACACCGGTCCCAACATCACACAAACACGAACGGTTTCAACGACTTGTAGCCCGTATGTTGCTTATCGCCACAAAATGAAACTATCTGCGACCGTGGGGATAAACCCAACACGCGGAGATGTTGATTTTCCCTGGAAGCCGCCTTGGTCCTGGGTATTTCAGGATATTGGTTTCAGTGTCTTGTTAATGTTTGTGGGGTCTATCGTATCAAGTTTTGTGCAGGATTTTTGCACTAATTTAAGTCCGCACACAGGAAACCCAATAACCACGGGCCTCGCCGGGCGAGTGCAAAAGAAAGTGCAGAGAAATTTCTGTCCTGTTTCGGAGCGCCGTCAGGCGTCTTTCCGGTAGCGCCGGCCTATCGTCGCAGCCGCCGCGACGGGCAGTCCCGGCGCCCAAACGGGTGCCCGGTTCATCGCTCGTGACAGCCAGGCCCGGGCGTCCTCGGCGCGTGCCTGGGGGACCTCGGAGATCAGTTCGTCATGCACGGTCGCGATCAGGGGCGGACCCTTGCGGTGCACCCGGATGATCGCTTCGGCCATGACATCGCGGGCGATGGCCTGGACGATGTTCTCGCAATTGTGGACGATCAGGGGACCGGTCCGGCCCGCGACTACGAAGCGACGGCGGCTTCCGGCGTTGACAAGGTCGTAGACTTTTTGCGCGGAGCGCGCCGGTTGGCTGCTTGCTCCGTGCTGGTCTTCCAGGCACAGTTTTCCGGTGAATACCCGGCGTCGTTGTCGATCCGGTCGATACTCAGTCCCGGCTGATACGTCGGCCCCATGTCGCGCCAGAACGCCTCGAAAGACACCTGCCACTCCGGGCAGACCGTGATCCCGCGCCCCCCGTAGTTCTTCCACGCCTGATGCGTGGGCAACCTGCATCGGTCGTTCATCGAACGCCAAACCCAGAAAACCGGATGCTTTGACATACCGTGCGTGATCCGGCTCTGACTGATGAGCGCGAACCGCTGGCACCCGCAGGACTTCACCTTTCCCTTGATAAAGTCCGACCGGCGCATGGACTTCGTCGTCCCGCAGTCGCAACGCACCAGCCACACGGCTTCGCGTTTGCGGGTCGGAACACCAGGACGTGTAACGGCTTCCTGGCGCGTCAACGCCGTCAGGGAGTTCGACCGGAGCCCGGTCAAGTCCAGTGGAAAACTCGGCATGGCGCCAGCCCTCAATCGTTAATACTTCATGGCCCGGCGTCATGGAGACGCCATCCAGTGCAATGCAGTCCGCGATCCCGTTACAAATCAAACCGTCATGGCTGACCCAGGCGTCGCTGTCCCAGACACGGTTGGCCCGGGAAACTAACTGAATGGGGAGCCACCCTTGCTCTGTCAAGACTAAAGTGCCCTCCGCCAGACACAGTTTCCCTGGCCAGGACCGCACCCACGCCCATCGCCCTTGCTCGACGCCCCGGTAGACGAACTCCAGGTGGCCGTGGTCGGGGTGCCGCCGCACATGGGGCTCGCGGTAGACCAGCGCCCGGCCACTTGGCAGGACGATGTCCAGGCTCTGGGGCCGGCGGGCGAAGACCATGCCCCGGAAGCTGACCGCCGAACCCACCGGGCCGGCGGCGACAGCCAGGGCGATCTTGTGGGCTTCCCACCACATATGCACGACATGGTGGTTCAAACCCCGCCAGCCGGCGACGGCGTCTTCGGCCTCGCCCTCGGTGAGCGTGACGCCGAACGTCCGGGCGGTGTCGCGGAACCGCCGTGGTCCCATGCCGAAGCCGGTCGCCAGGACCAGGACCTTGCCGAACTGGCGGTTGTCCGAACCCAGGGACTTCGCCGTGTAGGTGTAGACATCCTCGTCCCGGCGGAATAACTCGACGACATCGTCCTGCCCGGCCAGCCACACCAGGACCCGGGCTTCGATCTGGGAAAGATCGCAGGACACCAGCATGTGCCCCGGCGCCGCCTCGATCACGGATCTGAGCATCGACGCCAGGACACCCATGGGGCTGTCCTCAAAGAGAAGGTCCAGGTCCTCGACGGTCGCGCCCTCGTTGACCAGATCCACGGCGGCGTGCGGGTCCTTGATCGTGCCCCTGGGAAAGTTCTGCCATTGCACACCGCGTCCGGCCCAGCGCCCGGTCCTGCTGGCACCGTAGTATTGGAACCCGCCCCGGACCCTGCCATCGGCTGACACCCGGTTCCTGATGGTGGTCAGCTTCGCCGTGCTGGACCGAGACACGTCCCGGCGGCAGCGCAGGACGGCGCTGACATGGCTGGGCAGACCGGGACGAGCAAGCATCCCCTCGACCGCCTCACGGCCCAGGGTGGGCCTGGGAGGCTTGCCGTGGCCCGGGTCCAGCATCGGGACCGGGGTGTCGTTGTCGGTCAGCCACGTGACCAGCTTGCCCACCTGAGCGCCGGACGTGATCTGGCCATTGGTCAACCGATTGATCCGGTCGTTGATGCGCAGCTTCTCGGCGTCGCTCAACGTCCGCATCCGGTCCACCAGGGACAGGTCCACGCGCACGCCCCTTTGGTTGATCGCGTGATCGGCCAGGAAGATTTCGTACTCGCGGGGGCTCAACTCGGGGACCGCGCCATCCAGTTCGCGTTCCGCCGCCACGTCCTGGGCGCAATAGGAGACCAAATGCGCGAAGCGTGCCGGGTCCGTCTCGTGCCACCACGTCAGCGGGTTGAGGCTCCGGGGCCGGGCAAATCTCAGCATCAGGTCCCGGGCGGACGCGTCCTTCTGGATGGCGAGCCCCAGCGCGTGGCCCGCCAGTTCAAGGCTGGCCGGCAGGCCGGCGACCAGCGCGCGGGCCATGGTGCAGGACCATTGGGTGAGTTGGATCGGCGGGAAGCCAAGCGGGACCAGCACCGCCGCCCAGATATTCAACTCGAAAAGGTAATTATGCGCGACGACCACGCATCCCGAGACAATCGCCGCGCGCAGATCGTCAGGGCAGGGACCGCCGGTCCAGGTTCGCACGGGTCCCCGCCCAAGGGCGTAACAAAGCACGGTGACGCGCGTGGACGGATCGTTCGCGTAGACGCTGGACCCGACCACGCGCAAGTCGGCTAAACTCGTGGTCTCCAGGTCCAGGACAAGCCTAGCATCGCGGTTGGGCATACAGAGCGCGAGCGAGTATAACCGCCGCCTGGATCAGGCCCCGGAGCAGATCGCCTTGCTCCCAGTCACCCCCTACCGTGACGGTCACTTGCTGCACCCCATCAAGGTGGACCTCGCGACCGTCATCCCGTTTCACAATCGCATCCATGGCGCCCCCGTTTTGCGTGAACGTCACCGCCGCGTTGCCGCCGTGACCCGAGTCACCACCCATGAAACCGGTAGCCATGGCGTCCGTGAAGATCGTTTCCGCGCTGCCCGGGAAGTTCAGATGCCTCAACGCGGTCAACAGCGATAAGAAAACCCGCCGTTCGTCAGCCCGGTCTGGGTCAGGCACAGTCGTCATGGTGGCGTCTCCCCCGGGACAGGCTCGCTCGCCTCGCCGGTCCAGGCCACGCGCAGCGCCTCGACCAGACGGCACTCATTCCATAAGTGAAACAGCGGCGAGCCGACGCCGAACGCTTCCATCGCCGTGGCCTCGCCCACCGTGAACGGCACGGGAGCCCGCTTCACGGCGTCCAGCGAGTGGCGCAGCCCGTGATGCGCCACCAGCAAATCGTCAATCGCCCGGGACAGCCTGGGCAGATCGACGAAAATGAACTCGGCGGCGCTCATACCGTGAGCCCCAGCCAAAGCAGCACCGACATGAGAATGACCAGCGCGGCGACACCCATGATAACCTCCCCCATGCGCATCAGAACGGCGCGTCGTCGTCTTCGTCGTCGGGGCCGTAGCCGCCTTCGCCCGCGCCGTAGGGGTCGAACTCGTCCTTGGCCTTCTTGCGATCATCGAGGCGGGGACCGTCAATGCGGCATATTTGCACATTGTTCAGGTTGAAGTTCACGCCCTTGTTGCCCGACACGTCGTAAGCGAAGGGCCTGACCGTGGCGCGGGCCATCTGTCCCGGCCACACGTCGCCGGGGACCGTGATGTCCTGGAGCCGCGCGTCCACCACGCCGGGGCGGTCCTTGCTCCAGGGCTGGATGTAGATGCCCCCGACCATGTCCTCGTAGCCCTTGGTTTTCTTGGCCTGGGTGCGCCGAAAGGGCGAACGGATGGACTGGACGAAGTCCTTGTCCCGGGACTTGCCGGCGCCCCACATGTCGTCGATGGCCGCGCCCACGGCTTTGCGCAACTCCAGAAACGCCGGGTCCTTCTGCGCGTTCTGGTCAAATAGCAATGCGCAACTGAAGCGCGGATCGGCGCCGGGCGCGGCGGGACGGGCGACGAAAAGATGCGGATACGAAAGCAAAGCGATAGGCGTGCGGACAGCCATGGGGGTTCACTCCATTTCAGGGTTCCAGATCGGAGAAGACGGAGAAGCGGGGGAGCGGAGAAGATCGAAAGTCGTTACGTGCCGTAAAGTTTAGCCTCGATGCGTCCCAGCGCGGCGCGCTGGCGGTCGGACAGGAACGTGCGTTCACCGAAACGAACAACCCGGTCTCGCAGGTCGTCCAGGAACTGGTCCTCCCAGGCGCTCAGGCGCGTCGTGTGCGCGGCGTCGTGCAAGAGTTCGACGATCTTATCCAGGTCGTCGCCTATCTCGCCGTCCATCACACCGGCTCCAGCAGTTCGTCGAAGCCCAGGTCGTCACCCGGTCCCACGCGGGCTAGTTTGGTCCCGGATGACTTGCTCTCCACGAAGGGTTCGACGGCGCGCCAGATCGAGGAACCCTTTTTAACCAGCTTCTCGATCTGGGCGGGGGACTTCAGTTCGGCTTTCCAGGCGTCCACCCCGGCGCTTGTCAGGGTCTGACTGACGGCGTCGGTGTCGGTCCACTTGCGGGTGGGACGCGTGGGCACTTCGGCCCAGCCCGGCACCCGCAAACCCTCTTTGATCCGAAGCAGGCCAAAGCCCTTCATGGCCTCGGCCCAGAGGATGACTTTCTCGGCCAGGGCCAATCTCTCGGCCAACGTGTCAGCCTCGGCGCTGTCGTCGAACTGGGTCCTGGCGGCTTCACGCGCGGCGCCCAGCAGCGCGGGGCAGGCGTGCGCGACGGGACAGAACCGGCACCAGGAGCCCGTCACGAAGCGCGCGTTGGGATCTTCACAAGCCCGCACCGCCGGGACCAGGACCTCATCCACCCAGATCACCACGTCCAGCGTGGTCAGATCCTGGGATCTGATCTTTTCCGGCGTCCGGGCGTTCGGCTGCACGACGGTCAGCCTGATACGCGCCGGCCACAAACCCTGGGCGGTCAACTCGGCCAGGACCCCGGCGCCGTAATACATAAGCTGCATGTTGTCGGTGACGTTCACCAACACGCCGCTGCCGTTCTTGTAGTCGACGATTTCAACGAAGTCCCCGGCGCGGAACTGCACGTCGCAGCGCCCAAACATCCTGACCGGCGGCGGCTCGCTGACGGGAAAGTAGCTATCCAGGAACACGGTTTGCTCAACCAAAGGCGCGACCTTCAGGTCGCGCCGCCGAAGGTCCATGTAATCCAGCATCATGCGGACCCCGGCGGTCATGTCGGCGTCAACCGTGACATCGTAGCCGTCGACCTCGACCGTGACGCCCTCGCTGCCAGCCAGCCCGTCGCCGGGACTGCCGCCCGCGTTCCAGATACTGAAGGCTTGTTCGATCAGGGTGTGCGCCACCGTGCCCGTCGCCGCGTGGATGGTCGGGGCCTTGTGCCGCTCGCGCCGGGACAGGTCAAAACTACCCGGACAGTGGGACCACCGGTCCATGCCCGACGCGCCCAGTTCCGAGTGCGCCGGCAGCGGGGTCCCCAGGTCAGCCACGTCCACGCTCAGAGCCCCGGCGGGATTTTGATTTGCAGCGTCCGCGCCAGATCCAGGCTTTGCTTCCACAATCCAGGCGCCGCGTCCAACGGCAGGTCGATGAACTTGGAAACCTTGTAGGTCTTCTGAAGGGCCTTCACCGCGTCGGCGCCGCCCTGGGCGAAGCACTGACGTAAGAGGACGATGCTTCCGTCCATGCACTCCTTGGGGGTGCGCACACGCTCCACGGGTTCAGCGGGTTTGGCGTCGGGACCGGGCGGCAACGGCGCGTCATCGTCAGCGTCGTCCCCGAAGGGATCGCCCGTGCCAGGACCAGCGGTGGCGCCCAGGAGAGGATCATCAGTTTGGGCGGCTTTCGCCTCAGCGTCGGCCTTCTCCTTGGCGGCGCGGCGTTCGGCGGTGCGGTCCCGGACACGTTTGGCGGGCGGTGCCTGGGACGGCGCCGGTCCCGGCGACGGATCAAGATCAGGCAAGGGATCATCCGGCTGATCGTCCGGCGGTTCAGGCGACATGATCGTGACAGGCGCGCCCCGTGCGCGAAGTTCGGTCAATAAAAACGATACGGTATCCAGCATAGCCGCCGCCTCATCGGGGCGCGTGGCGTCAAACATCAGATTGACTGAAACGGTAACACCCTCTCTCATTTCACTTGTTCCTTGTCGGCTGTTTCGTAGAGGGGCAGGAGTTCGCTCGCCTTGCGGCGAAAGGCACGCATGATGCGCTGATCCAATGATCCAGGCACATACAAGAAACTCGCCAGCACCGGGCGGACCTGCCCCATCCTCCAGGCGCGTGCGATAACCTGTTCGTTCTCTCCTGGCACCCAACTTGGTTCGACGATGCCGATATGCGCGGCGGCGGTGAGCGTGATCGCCGTGCCCGCCGCTTTGATCTGTCCCACGAAGACCCGGGTTTCGGGGTCGTGCTGGAACCGCCGGACCGCGATGGTCCTGTCCCGGGTCGCCGTGGCGCCCGTGATGGTTACAGGGTTAAAGTCCAATAATAATCTCACGAGCGTGGCGATGACCTCCGTGTGCCACGCGAACAGCAGGATTTTATCAACGCCGGTATTTAGCTTTTCCCTCGCCCACTCAGCCGATGGCGCGGCCTTGGCCTCGCCCAGCATACGACGCAGCGTCGCGAGATGTAGTTCTTCAGACTGTAACAGTTCGGGCAGCGCGTCCACCGGGACGGCCATGAGCAGATCCGTGATGTCGCGCTGGGACAGGCCGGACGCGATCATGACGCGCCGGTCCCGGTCCCGGGACCGTGACGAACCAGCAACGGCACATCCTCGACCTGCAATGGGGGAAGTTCGCCCAGCACGTCGCGCCGCCGACGCCGCAGGATGACGGGGGCGAACGCCTCACGCAAAACGTCCTGGCCCTGGCTCCCGTGAATGCTTCGACCCCAGACGCCGTCCGTGTATTTGGTGTAGCGTTCCTCGAAATCCGTCTGCCCCAGGGACTTGCCATCGGGGGTCAGCAACAGGTCGGGCCAGAACGTCCTGTAATGCGGGAACAGTTCCCCCGCGTGGTTGGGCGTGGGTGAGCCCGTGAGTAGCAACACGCGGTTCGCCGTGGACTGGATGCCCCGGTGCCCGAACCGGTCGCCATAGATGGCGCGCGTGCGGTTCGACGAGCCTTCCTTGAGGAAATGCGCTTCGTCCAGGATCAGCAGGTCCCAGGCGCGTTCACGCAATGGACCGTTCCAGCGGCGCATGGTGGCGCCGTGGCTGAACGTATCATAACTCAGGACCAGGAAAATCTGGTCGTCCAGCAGGCTGCTTGGGAACGCGTTGTGCGACGGGACGCGCGCGTAGTGCGCCATCTCGGGCCACCACCTGCGTATCTCCAAAGGCCAGGACACGCGGCCTATGGCCGGCGCGATGGTCAGGACCCGCAGCGCGAACAGAGCCTTGGCGATCAGGATCGCCATAAGGGACTTGCCCAGGCCCGGGTCATCCGCGAGCATCGCCGCGCGGTGGGCCATGTGGGCCGGGTCAACCTGTGTGTTGTGTGTGTGTCCTGGGGACAAAACGTCCAACACGAACTTCACGCCGTCCAGTTGGTAGGGTCGAGGCGCCGGGGTAAGTCCCTGTTTCGGCATGGTTAATCCTCGATCCTGGAGGGTGAAGCCGGGGGAGCGTGTCTTGTACTGTTCCTGACACTAGACCGGCTGTTGGGCGAGTCAACCCTGTTTTTTGTCCCCCACCCATTTAACACCACAACACGCGATCAACGCGGCTTCGGCGCGGTCATGGTCCCGCACCCGCTGAAAATAGTGTGCCCAGTCGGGGAACAGCCTGACCGCCATGGCCCTGGCCGCGCTCTTGTCCTGGCCCAGCTTCATGGCCCGCTTCCACTCGGCGGACGGCACCAGATGCACGGGCACGCGGAGTGCCCCAAGCGCGCCCAGCACCACGCCATAACTACGTCCAAACGAGAAGACGCTGGACACGCCCTGCTTGGGCATCGCGCCCACCCGTTCAATGAAACACACGTCGGGGTGGTTGTCCCGTATGATGTCCGCCACGAACACCGGGACCACTTCCTTGCGCGTGCCCGTGCCCGAGAGCGCCGTGGGCATGTCCCACACCATCAACAGGTCCAGGCTCGTCTCGATGATGGCGAACGCCCCCGTGAGCCCGGGGTCAATCCCCATCACCCGCATGGGTCAGCCCCCCGGCGATGGGCACGTCTCCGACCCCGAAAGGGTCCTGTTCGTCCACCAGGAGTTCACCCAACGCGTGGCCGCGTTGGGTCATGATATATATGAGCGGCACGATCCACGCCGCCGGGATTGACCTACGCTGGCGCCACATCTGCACGGCGGCGTAGTTCAGGGGTGTCCCGGGCTCGCCGCGCTGCAACAAATCCAACAGCGCCATGGGACCGCCCACGGCATCAAATATATAGGGCACATCCAATGTGAGCATATCCGCCAGTTCTCCCGACGTTGTGAGGGGGCGTGGGCCGGACACTGTAAGGGCGGTGTCACAACCCGTCCATATCAAAAACACACAACGCCGGGGTTATGTTCCATCGAGTCGGCCATGGAATAACGGGGATAATGTTGAAAACGGCACAACAATGGTTGACAAAACAACACGGGGGTTGTTTTGTCCCGATAGGAGATTGCCTAGGGCAATCCCTTCCACCGTCGCGCCGTGCCCCCCACGCGCTCCTTGACTATCTTGTCAAATGGCAAAAAGGGCTTAACTGACCATGTTCAACGACCCTGACCACCGCTCAATCGCTTCCACGGCTACCCGAGTACCTCACCCCATGACTACTATCCCCTACCGCATGAAGCGTTCCCTCGCCATGGCCACGGCCCTGGCGCCGCCCAACCCAGAACTGGAAAAGTTCCGCGACAACCTGCTCAAGGGCATGGCCGCGAAACACATGAGCGGGTCCGACGTGGCCCGTGCGGTCTGGGGCGTCAAAACCGACGCCCGGGGCAAACAAGTCGCGAGAAATCGCGACCGCATGACCCACTATCTGGCCGGGCGCGGCTACCCGCGTCCCGAGACCGTGTTGAAGCTGGCCGAAGTTCTGGGCCTGGACCCGAAGGACCTGGAGCGCGAGCCCGGCAAGGCCGCGCTCCCGCCGCCCTTCGTCTGGGGCGACGCCGGCCCGCCCCCCCGCATCGGGACAACCCGCCAGCGAAGGGACCGGCGCGCCGACCACGCCGCCCGCCCGGACCCCGGGGACCAGCGCGTTCAGGTTCGACGTGCAAACCCTGGGGCGCGTGCATTTCCACTATGACAAACTGGTGGACATGCGGCTGGCGATCCGGCTGTTCGACGCGATCCGCGCGATAGACCCGGAGTTCCACGACCTGGGGCCGGTCCCGGACGGCAAACCGCCGGAAGATTGAGCCCCCCGTGATCGAACTGCTCACGCAGCGGGAAGCCGCCGCGCTGTTGCGCTGCGGGCTCTCCAAGATCCAGGCGCTGCGCCGCGACGGCAAGCTGCCTTATTTGCCGGGACGACCGGTTCTCATACCCAAAGTGGAAATCGAAAAGTGGCTCTCAAAAAACATCAGGTCAGCAAGCCCACGCGAAGCCCCCGCCGTCCCGGCGAAAGCGACAACGAGTGGACGGTTCGCAATGCGTATCTATGGCAAAAGCCCACCGGTCGCTGGGTCATCAAACACACCGACATCATCCTCAAAGCCGATGGCACGACCGATCACCGCACCAACGAGCAAGCCTGCTACACCGCTGATCGGACCGAGGCCGAAGACAGGTTCACGCTCTGGAAGCAGGATCGGCTGACACCCAAACAAGCGACGGGCGCGCCTCTCACGTTCGCGCGACTGGCGGACAACTATGTAGCGACGACCCAGACCCAGCGGCTGACCCGTGCACAGGATCACACGGTCAACAAGCTGGCACAGGTCCTGGGACACTACCCGGCGGACCGGATCACCGAACAGAAGCTGGCCGAACTGCACCGCGACATCCTCGCCGCCGGCTGGTCCCAGGGCACCGCGCGGCGCCATCTGAGCGTGGTGGTGACGGTCCTGAAGTGGGGCGCCAGGAACCGGATCATCCCGCGCGACGCCGTGCCCGTCTACCAGATGCCGCCGGTCACGGCGCCACGGAACTACACGCTCACATCCGAGGAAGACGCCCGCGTCTTCGATCTGGCGGTGCAATGGTTAAAACGCGCTGACGACGTGAACCGCCGCGCCGCGCTGTTCGCGTGCATCGCGCTGGACAGCGGTCAGCGCCGGGACGCGATCCTGGAACTGACCTGGGACCGTATCGACCTGACACCGGGACACGAGTTCATCGACTTCGTGAACCCGGACTATCAGCCCAAAAACAAGCGGCGCTGCGCTGATGTCTTCGTGACGGATCGGCTGCTCGCGGTCCTGAAGCGTGAAGCCTTCCACGCGCCGAAGTCACAGGGCAAGCCCACGGGACCCTTGTTCGCCAGCCATCGCCTGATGCGCGGCTTTGATCGTTTCAAAGCGGACGCCGGCCTGCCCCGTCTCACGCCGCACGTATTCCGTCACACCTTCGCCACGCTCAGAATACAGCAGGGCTGGACCGTGGCCGACGTGGCGCACATTTTGGCGGACAACCCGGCGACCGTGGCCCGCGTGTATCTTCACAACGCTGGCGTATCGGTCCGCGAAAACGCGCGGCGCGTTGACGCCATGCGCCGCGCCTACAACGACAACCGCGCGGCGTGACGCGCGCTTAACCTCTGGAAGGACTTACAGATGAACCCGGCACTGACATGAGCGCGAGCCTTCCGCTGCCCACGACTGAGCAAACCCAACGCGCCAAGTGGGACCTGTTGCTGCTCGACATCGAAGCGCGCACCGAACAGGTCCGCCAACTCAAGACTTTCGAGGGAAGGCGGCTGCTGATCCAGGGGCTGACCGCCGGGGGCGTGCTGCTGGGCGCGGGCGCGGCGGTGGGGGCGGCGCTCACGGCGTTGCTCACGCATGTCCGCTGAGCCGCCCCCCACGCTGAATGACCCGCCCTGGGGACCGGTGCCCCTCACGAAGGACGCCAGGAGGGTCCTGGAGCGGCTGCGGGACCACGGGCCGGATCCGAAGGCCCGGAAACCCCCCTAGGCCGCTCCTGACGCGCCTGCAGCGGCTTGGCTACATAACGGAGGGGCTTCGCCCCGGCTGGCTGGAGATAACCGATAACGGCATCCTGGCGCTGACACCCCTGGAGTAGCCCCCGGACGCAGAAACGCCCGGCGGTGTGACTGACGCCGGGCGTTTGAGTTCCGGCGCGCACCCCTGCGCGACGGAATACGGTCCTGCAACCCCGCCCACACGGACAGAGCCCGCGCGAGTGGAAAGCCACGCACATTTAGTTCACCGCGCGCGGCGCCGCAAGGCCGGACTTTATTTTCGCATTGTCGCTTTTGTGTATTGACCCGTGTCGGTCGCGGGCACAGGGTCGCCGCCCCGCGCGAACAACACGCGCGAGACACATACGGACCCAGCAACCTTCGCACGGAAAGGAGCGCCACGCGGCGCGCGATCCCCCATGCCCAAAACCCAACCCATCACGAACAACCAGGAGTTTCTGGAACTGATCTTCGGGGCCGACTGGCCCCGAGTGGAAGTCTGTTCGGTCCCGGTCCTGGGACGGGACGACATATACCGCCCCTACTGGGCCACGCAGCCCGCCAAGAACGTGCTGTCCCGGTTCAACCCGGACTGGAATAATTACTTCTGCGTCGGGCTCGTGAACACGCCCGGCCTACGGCGGATCGAGAACTTCGAGGCGCTGCGCGCCCTGGTGGTGGACGATGTCGGCCCCAAGGTCGCCCCCGGTGAAGTCCAGGGCCTGCTGGGCGAGCCCACTTACAAGGTCGAGACCTCGCCCGGCAACGAACACTGGGGGTATGTCCTGGACCCGCCCGTGACCGACAGGACGCGGGGTGACGCGCTGATCGACGCCATCATAGTTGTCCTGTTCGGCGGCAAGGACCCCGGCATGAAGGGCGTGGTTCGCATCATGCGCCTGCCCTTTGGGAGCAACACCAAATACAAGCCGGCGCACAAAGCGCGGCTCACCCACGCGACGGGACCCAGGCACGACCCGGCGGAACTTGAACGGCGTTTACCCATCGGGGTCAAAGCCGTGGTGCGGCACACCGAGCCAGAACCCTTCGATCCGTTCGACAAAGCGACCTCGACCTCGCCCCCGGGACCAGCGCCAGGACCGAGCCGCCGTCCCGTGGAGCCCACCCTGCGGGCAATGCGCAAGCTGGGTCTGGTCCTGGGTAACGAGCGCAAAGCATCCCAGGGCACGGGCTGGGACGTGCGCTGCCCGTGGGTGCATGAACACACGCCCGGGACCGGCGCCGAGGACACGGGGACGATGTATTTCCGGGGTGGCGGCTTCAAGTGCTGGCACGGGCACTGTCAGGACCGCAAACCCGAGGACGTGCGCGCCCGGGTGAACCAGATGCTCAGCGACGAGACCGGGGGTTTGTTTACGATTGACGACTTCGACCCGAACAAGCTGGACGTGGTGGACACGGACCAGGTGCCCGCGAGCCCTTTGCCCCCCGAACCGGACATCGTGCGCCGGTTCTGGGAGGAAATCGTCTATCTGGCGTCCGAGGAAAAGTTCATAAACCTGGTGACAGGTGAAGAAATGAGCGAGCGAGCGTTCAACGCGTACTGGGGTCCGCTGCTCAAAGACTACCTGCCGAGGATGCCGTGAGCGCGAAGAAAACCAGACCCACGCCCGCCGGGGCGTGGTATCTAGGTAGCATCCATCGACGGCGCACCGTTGCCCGGCGGGCGTTCGCGCCGGGACAGTCCAGGGTGTTCAGGCGCAAGACACTGGCGGGTGGCGTGGAAACCTGCCTGAACATGTGGGTGGACCTGACCCGGCTGTTCGGATCGGTCGCGGACGCCAGCCTGGATAAACACGTCCGAGACAGCGACTGGTGGGCCTTGATCGACGCGCTATGCGGGACCACCACCCAGGAAGAACGTGAGAACGCCCGGCGGTTGCGGTTTTACATGGCGATGATCGTGGGCGCGGTGGGTGTCAAACCCGGGCACAATCCCTTGCTCATCGGCAAACAGGGCGCCGGCAAGGAACAAATCTGGGCACCCATCGTACAAGTCCTGGGACCGGAGCGGTCCGTCAACGTGTCCCAGCACATGTTCAACGGGACGTTCAACGCCTGGATGATGAACCGTTTCGTGATGATGCCCGAAGTGCGCCGCACCACGCGCGGTACGACCACCGACCACGATCAATATACAGCCATCAAGCGCATGTGCGATCCGGGCCGCGAGTTTGATAATGTGAACGAGAAACACATAAAAGCGATCAATGCGCAAAACGTGTTCGTCCTGGTCATGACCACCAACGAAGAACAGCCCATGACCCTGGCCAACGATGATCGGCGCATATGGGTCATCCAGACCAAGGATCACGACTGGGACAACTCACGGCATCAAAAGTTGGCGGCATGGCTCAAAGCGCCGTCCCCGTGGGGGGAGACCAACGCCCACGTTATCGTCGAGTGGCTGATCCGGTTCTGGGACGAAGGGATCATGCTGGATGAAGTTCTGGGCGCGGCGCCCATGACCCAGGACAAGGTGGAACTGATCGAGCGCGGCGCCGGTCCCGTGCTGACGTGGCTGCGGGACACGTTCGGCAGGACAACGCCGGACCCGTTAACGTCGCGGGACATCTTCACGTCAGGGGACATCGTGGACAGATTGACCCAGGCGATCCGTGGCGGGGGACAAGGCGTGGGGCCTGGGACACGCGTGCCCTCGGCGGACAACATGGGACGTTACCTGGTCAAAGCGGGATGCCGTAAGCTGAACGACGGCAAGGCCACCGGGCCAAGAGGCCAGCGTTTCTGGGCCAAACCCGACGCCGACCCATCTTACGACACCATGAGCGGCACCGAACTGTTGCGGGCTTACACAGCCTGATATGGGACAAATGGGACAAGAAACTCAGCACTCAGCACAGTTTAGCTAGCCTTTTATACGTGCGCGCGTATAAGCATATCGGAAGGTACTGGGTATGCCGAGTATATATATAAAAGGCTAGCTAAACTGTGCTGAGTGCTGAGTTTGCTGTCCCAAACTGTCCCACAACGGCGCCGTGGTGTTTTCGCATTGTCGTTTTCGCATTGTCGCTTTAACAACGTGGGCGTTGTATGGTGATTTCGCATTGTCGCTTTGCCGTGGTGGCGCCCGGCGACAGGCACGAACAGGAGCGCGCGGGCATGGATGATGATGAGACTGGACGCAGGCTGGACGCGATGATGCGTCGGCTGAATGATAACCACGAGGCTGTTCTGGCCAGCATGGCCGCGTTCCGGGATGATATGACGGTGCAGAGCGCCATCATCATGCGCATGGACGGGACCCTATCGGCGTTGATTACCGAGATACGCGCGATGCACGCGCGCCAGGAACGGTTGTCGCGGCGCGTGGACGGCATTGAAAAGCCGCCGGCCCCATCATAGGGCCGGCGGCGCCGGCAGGCGCGGCGATGTGGTCAGGCTGGCGGCGCGGCGCGTAGTTCCGCTTCGCATACCTTGCCTTCGGTGCCGTCATCCCATGCGATGATAACGCGCGGCGCGCCATCCGCGTGGGGCGACGTGGCGCAAAACATGGTGCCATGGCCATGGGCGGGATGCCACACGCGCGCGGCGGCATCCCTGGCCACCCGTTCCGCCATGGCGGCGTGGCGCATGGCACGGCGCGCCACCCGGGCGGCGCGCGGTCCAGGGTCCCGGGTTATCAGCCTCTCAGGCGGGGCGCGGCGCGTCATAGCGCCACCAGCAACACCAGGAACAGCAACATGCCGCCGATGATCATGGTGTTCGCCAGCCAATTCTGGCGGCGTATGTTCTGGCGGCGTGTCTCGTTTGGGTCGTCTCGCATCGGTTGAGTCCTTTCAGCGGTTTGGCAGGGTGTGGGGTGAGATACCGGCGGCGCGGCATAGCCTGTGAAACTCAGCGGTGGCCGCGTCCAGTGCTTCGCGCGTCCAGACGGCGGAGCCGTCCGGGCGGGCTTCGGGGTGTTGGCGCATCCAACGGTTGCCGGCATCGGTCGCGGCGGCGCGGATCATGCGCATATCCAGCGTGGGGCGCGTCATGCGCCCAGATCCGGCGCGGCTTCCTCAAGCATCCGCGCCAGCACACCCAAACCGGTTTGACCAAGCGCGGCCAGGGTCGGCACGTTGACGCTGTGACCGTCCGGGAAAGCCGCCGCGACCTGGGGCGCGGCCATGCCCACGCCAACAACCTCAACGCCCCACGTCCTGGCGACAAGGCAGGCATCGGTCACGCAAGCATTGCCATAATCACAATCGCCATCGGTCAGGACCATCATGACGTGGCGCGTGGCGTCAATGGTTCGCAGGACTTCGGCGCAACCCAGAATGGCAGGGCTCAGCGGCGTCGTGACATGCGGTTGCGCGGCCATGATCCGGTGTGCGTTGGCGCGTACGGCCATGCCGAACGGCAAGAGCGGGATAAGCCGCGCGCTCGCCACGTCAACGATATCATTGTCCTGGAAGCCATACACGGCCACCTTGGCGCCGGCATCTTCGGCAGCGGCGGCAAGGTGGAACGCGGTCACACATGCCATGGCGTGCGCCGTGCCTCGCATTGACGATGACAGGTCGATCAGGACCAGAAGCGCGGTATCCATGCCGGGGGTCTCTTGCTTCCGGCTGAATACGTCCAGGGCGCCCGTGCCGATGCGCGCGAGGGCGCGGCGATCGAGCCGGCCCGACGTTTCGCGGTGTGTCACCGACACCCGTTCCGGCGAGACCAGCAACCGCGATATCTGGCCATGCAACACCGCGCGTCCAGGCAATGCCGCGTTGTATGCCGCGACATGCGGCATGGGATCGGCGCGCGACACGTGGGACGGCAACGCCACGGTCACATTGCGATATCCATGCAGGCCGCTGCCCATGGGCGCCGGCGCATCGGGCGCCTGGCGCTCCGTGATGGCTTGCGTGACTTCGGCCAGGGTTTCGCTCGCTTCGGGCGCATCGTCCAGGCTGTAAGTCTCCGAACCATCGTCGTGACCGGCGCCAGGGGCGTCCTGGCCGCTCTCAGGGGCGTCCTGGCCATCCTGAGCCTCGCCAGCCTCGCCATCGGCGCCATCGGCGCCAGGGGCGTCCTGGCCGCTCTCAGGGGCGTCCTGGCCATCCTGAGCCTCGCCAGCCTCGCCATCGGCGCCAGGGGCGTCCTGGCCGCTCTCAGGGGCGTCCTGGCCATCCTGAGCCTCGCCAGCCTCGCCAGCCTCGCCATCGGCGCCAGGGGCGTCCTGGCCGCTCTCAGGGGCGTCCTGGCCATCCTGAGCCTCGCCAGCCTCGCCAGCCTCGCCATCGGCGCCAGGGGCGTCCTGATCCTCTGGTGGCGCGGGCGGTGGCGGGGGCGGTGTGTTAGCCGCGATAATCTGGCGTTCCAGGTCCACCATGCGCATGGCCAGATTGTAAACGTCATACGTTGAGCGGCAGGATTTAACTTCCGTCAAAGCCTGATCGACAAGCCGCGCCACGTCCGGGTGTAGCGCGCCACGCAAGCCCCTCGCCGCGGGCACGGTGTAGCGGTTGGCCATCCTGCCCAAGATCGCCACGCAATAGGGCGCGTCGGCAATCCTGGCGCCGATGGTGCGACCGTCTTTCGCGGCGCGCGTCAAACCCTGGTAGTGAACATGATCGGTCGTCGCGCTCAGGATGCCGCGCAAGGCGGGAAAGTGTCCCGCGCGGAGTTCCTTTGCCTCAATGCGCACGTCCTCCAGGCAATTTGCCCAATGGCGCGTCCTGGCGCCGGCTTGCACGCAATGGTGCCACCATTGCCAGTCCGTGTGCAGCACGTGCAGACACTCGTGGGCGATGAAGCCCAGCATCCTGTCCGCTTCGGACCGGGACAGCACGGTGGACGCCGGCAGGCTCGGGAGGTTCATGATGACCGTGCTGCCATGGACCTGGACCGACGCGGTGGCGCCACCCTTGGCGCCAACGGTGATGCGCACGGGGCGATTGTTCGCCCCTTTGCGCTGCGCGATGATTTTACCGGCGGTCTCAGCGGCGGCGGCGGTTACTTCAAGGTAAAGTGTGTTCATATCAGGCAACCTCGTCTTCGGTTTCGCCCATGGTATCAGGCGAAACGGGATCAAAATCACGCGCGGCGGGCGACGATGACGGGACCGGCGCGGCGGGGTTCAACGCGGCGCGAACGGTGTTCTTGTCCACGGCAAGCAAACACTGTTGGCGCAAAGCCTCTTGTTCGCCGTCCGGGACACAATTTTGCACGGCGCAACGGAACGCGAGTTCAGGATCATGGCCATCGGCCAGCAACCCCGCCCATGCGAACAAGCGGCGCAAGCCCAAACCTTCCGTCAATACCTGAGCGTCAGCCGCCGCGCGTGTCGTTGTCGCGGCTTGCACCAGGAGGTTGGCCAGTTCAATCGTGCAACCCGGGACATATGAAACGATAATGCCCGCCTCAACGTCCGGCGCGTGCCAGCCAAGTTTGATCCTGACGCCGAAACGGTCCAGGGTCGCGGCGTTGAGCGCCTGTGTCCCGTGGTAGCCGACCCTGGAACCCCCGCCCATGCCGCTTGTGTTATCGGTGGCGAAGAAAATCACGCCAGGGGCGACCTTCACCTTCTGTCCCGTTTCCTGGACGTAAAGGCTGCGATTGGCGGTCAAAACATTCTGCAACGCGAACAACGCGCCAGGACGCGCGATTGAGGGTTCGTCAATGCACACAACGGCGCCCGGGGTTTGAATAGCGCGCACAAGCTGTCCCGGTTGAAACGACACGCCTTTACCGTCCCGGGCCGGGACCGTCATGCCTACCAGCGTGGCCGCGTCCGTGCTGGCGTCACAGGAAATCAGCACGAAGGGTCGGCCCAAACGCGCGGCGATTTGTTGCGCGAACTCCGTCTTGCCCGTGCCTTTGGGACCAAAAAGCATGACATTATGACCGCGCCGGATCTCTGTGAGAGCTATCGCGGTTTCCGCCGGCCAAACGTAACGATCATTGACGCACGGCGTATCAGGATGCGCGCCATCCCACACCGTCGCGGTTTCGTTTCCAAGAGCGCCGCGCACGCCAAACGCTTTGCGCCATGTCACGGTGACATCCGTTGGCGCGGCGCGCGGGGTGGTCGTGTCCTGATCGCGCTCAACCTCAACGGTGACAGTCTTTGTGACCACCTTGACCACAGCCGGCTTGCGCGCGGCTATGACGAGGTCCCGGAGCCTCTGATCCAGGGCGGTAAAGCCGCCGGTCATGATATCGGCGCGCACCGCCTGGACCGTCGCTTCAATGGCGGCGGCGTCATCATTATCAGTCGGGACCGTGGCGCCAGCGGCGGCGTCGGTATCAGCCGGCGGCGTCATCAGGTCCCGTTCGTCATCATCGGTATCGGTGTCAGCCATCGGCGTGGCTCCCGGGACATGCGAAGGGTGCAGCATCATCGGATCAATGCCGACGATGCGAAGCAAGCCGCGCAAGTCAGCCTTTGTCAGATTGTTGATAAGCCGCCCGTTGAGGTTCAGGCGCGCGGCTTGCGCGTCGATATCATTGGGGTCGGCATTGGCGAGCCGGTCGCGCAAAGCGGCGCGCATGGCGGTGCGCCAAACGGCGCTAGGTGTGGCGTTAGACATGGGGTGTTCGTGCTTTCCAAGAGTTAGGGGTGTTTCGTTGGGGTGCAGGACAGTCAAGGCAAGGCAAGGCCCTAAATAGCGCCACCATGGCCAAGCACAACAACAAACATGGTCCTGCTTGTGTTTTTCTTCAGGACCGGCATCATCCGGCCATGAGTGAAACCAACATATCGCCAAGGCGGTCCGGGGGCGGGTGGAAGGGCAACCCGGCCAGCATCGTGGCGCTGCACAAATATCGGGTGTCGTTGGCGGACCCGAACCTTCGGCGCTGTGTGCGGTGCCGACAGGTAGCCATGCGAGGGTTATTGACCTGTCGGGTGCATGGCCATCGGCGCGGGCGGGACACGCCAGGAAGGTTGGCGGGACGTGTCCTGGACCAAATGAACCGGCGCGGCTTGCTGCCGATGGAACTCATGCTCACGGCGGTATGGCGGGACATGGTCAAAGCGCCACGGAACCGATGCGAGCCAGCGAGGTTGGCGCTTGTCCTGGCGTGGGACAGGCGGGAAAGCGAGCCGCTGGCGTGGGCAAGGGCGTGGCGCGCGGCGCTCGCCGTGGTCCCGGTATGACGAAACCACGCGGCACCTTCGGTGAAGCAGGCAGGACCACCGGGTCCCGCTCAATGGACAGTGTCCCGGGACATACTGTGTCTGTGGCAGCCATACTGACAAAACTGGCTAACGATCCTAACGCTGGAGCGCAGGCAAGAGCTTCGGCAGCGCGAACATTGGCGGAAATCCAGGGTTTATTAGGTAGGCATCAGGCGAAGCCCGACAGGACCGGCGAGACACCCATTGACGAGCTGACACGTGAGGAGCTGGCTCAGGAGCTGTCCCGGCTCAGGTCCCGGGTGGCGTAAGGCGTAACGGTGCCGATATTTCAGCACTCGGGACACGTAACCCTTTGATAAGACAGGGACCGGCCCAGTTCATGCCGAACCGTGGCGCGGTCCCGGCGCGTCCCGGCCCCGGGCCGTCCGCCCCCCGGGGGGTCCGCGCCCGGATCGCATTTTCCTCTCACTGGTTGGGCTACCTCTTTGACATTGCTCAGACTTTCGTTTCGTTCTCGCGCTGGTTACGCTGGGTTTATAGTGCTGCTGAGCGAACGATTTTGGGGTGCCGTGGGCTAATCGGAATACGCGAGCGCGCCGGGCATGCTCTCAACCTCGCGTTGAGCGCCCTTCGCATAAGGGCTGGTGTTGGGCAAACAAAGCGCCTACAGGCGAAACACGCACCCAACTCGGGGGACACAGCGTATGCCTGACGGCCCTGTACCCGGCAAACTCGTGGCCCCGGAGCCCGTTCCCCCCGTACGGCAGTACTCGTTCACCGATTGGCAGGTAGCCAACCCGACCGCCCCGCCCCCAGGTGACAGGCTCGACGCCGAGTTCGACCGTGGTAACGACACACAGAGCCAAACCCTTGATTGGGTTGGGACTTCGCTTAACACCGATGGCACGCTTCGTACCGGGATAGTCGGAGAACCCCAGCTTGTGCCGGGACTGTTCGACTTTATCGCCAACGATGCCGTCGATCAGGTGCAACCTCTGGTAGATCAGGCTGGAAGTTATGCTACCCAGGCGCTGAACTCAGCCAATGCCGCGCTGACTTACTCGTCTCTGGCGTCAGGCAGTTCAACCGCCGCCGGGCAGTCCGCGACGAACGCCCAGGCATCGGCCATGACGGCCCAGGGCGCGGCGACTTCGGCTCAGGGCAGCGCCAACGCCGCTTCGGCCAGCGCGGCGAGCGCCGTGAACTCGGCTAACCACGCTGACGGCAGCGAAGCCGTCGCCCAGGCGTATGCCGATGTCGGCATGGCCTGGGCCGAACACATGCCGGACACGATACCACCAAATATCCTGGCGGTTCAGGGGATTACCGGCGATCACTGGTCGTCCCGCTGGTGGGCGAACCGCGCGGCGATGGCGGCTTCGACGGTCGGCGGCGCGCTGGTCGGCGACACGCCGGCCACCGCTCAGCGGGGACCGCTGTGGTGGGACTCCGTCAGCGGTCAACTCTTTATACAGTACGACGACGGTAACTCGATCCAGTGGGTCATCGCCAACAGCCTCGACGCGTCGGTGCTGGAGGGGAGTTTCCTGCCGCTGACGGGTGGGACGGTCTCAGGCCGCGTGAACTTCTTTGACACTGACTGGTTTTATCCGTTCGCGTCGTGGGTATCCGCGTCATCGCACGTCTATGCGCTGCACCCTACCGGAAGCATCGGGATAACCGGCGCGGCACAGACGGTCGATGGCGAGAAGATTGGCACGCCGGTCGCATCAATTGGCGTGGCCGGGTTCGCGATGAATAATCGAACGGGGCCGGGGAACTCGGCTGCCTGGGGCGGCTATTTCGAGGCGCGACAATATCCCGGCGCGTTTTCCTACACGACGGGTATCGAGATCGATGTCGCCAATGTGTCTGGCACTGACTCGTATCAGTCAACACCTTACGGAATAACCAGCCCGTTCTCCATCGGCCTCAATCTGGCGAGCGGCGGCGGTGTTTCCGCGTATGGGATGACCGCGCAAGCGGCCAGTGTCGCGCTTGTCATCATGGATAATGAGGCACGGTTTCAGACCGGCATCATGTTCCGGTCAACCGCGCTCGTGGGAACGAACGGCCTGGGAGATAGCAGCGTCGGCCACGCGATCAGTCTGGCGACCAATCATGCGATTACCTGGACCAAACCGGATAACACGCCTGGGCCGATGATCATTTCAAACCAAACAACGGGAACGGCTCCGCAACTGCATTTCGAGAACGGGACATTGCGTCTGAGCGCGGGCAACCTGAACCTCGACGGCGGCGGCCTTGGATTGAACAGCGGCAATACCGTGAACTGGTATTTCGCGGGGGCGACCGCGCTGCCCGGAGTGGCCTGCGCGCAGACTACCGGTTCGGCCATTCAATTGGTGTTCGATAATGGTCAGGCGTATTTGCGCGATGGTGTTCTCGCGCTGCCTTTGGCTGGGGTCACGGCGGGTGTTCCGGCATCAGGTGCCACGTCTCTCCAGCTACGGGTGAACAACAACGCGGGAAGCTCCATGGTCCCCGTGATCATGGGACCGCCGGACAGCGCGGGTTCCGGTTATCGCACGCTACGGGTGTTAAACTGATGAACCCCACCGACCGCATCCCCGTCACACTCGACGCCCAGACATGGGAGACCGTGCTGCGCGTGATCGCCAAATCCCCGGTGTCGTACGAAGTCAGCGCGCCGTTGATCGCGGCGATACAGCAGCAATGCGCGAAACAGGCCGAGAGTCAGCCGCCGCTTTCGCTGGTGCCGCGCGGTCAGGAAGGGGAGGCGTAGCCTTGCTTGATTTCCCCAACGTCCCGGCGGTCAACGATCAGTACCAGAGCGCCACAGGCATGACGTGGCGGTGGGATGGCGCCAAATGGGTCGGTTCTTACGCCGTGACCGGGGCGTATCTGCCGTTGGCCGGCGGCGTCATGAGCGGCGCGATCACGCTGGCCGGTGACGCCGCCTCACCGCTCCAGGCGGTGCCGTTGCGACAGGTGAACTCGGCGGCGGCGGGCGGGCCTTTCCTGCCGGCGGCGGGGGGACCGTTCCTGCCGGTGGCGGGCGTGACGGATGGATCGGCGGCGGCGGCGGGCGCGGTCGGGGAGTTCATCGCCGCGCGCGTCGCTTCAAGCGCGCCGGTCCCGATCCCGATATCGAACACGGCGGTCAACGTGACATCCATCGCGCTGACGGCGGGCGACTGGACGGTTTCGGGCGGTGTCGGGTTCATCGGCGTCATCCCCATGGTCACCGTGTTGGCGGGATGGATCAGTCTGGTCCCGGCCACCCGGCCTTCGCCGTTGACGGCGGAGGGCTACGACCAGATCGTGTTTCTGTCCGGGACCTCGGGCGACGGTCAGGTGTTGCAGTGCGGCGCGATCAGGATCTCGTTGGCCGCGCCGGCCACGGTCTACCTGTCGGCGCTGGTGGTGTTCACGTCAGGCTCAATCAACGGATGGGGTTATATCGGCGCCCGGCGGGCGCGGTGATCGGAGCCTGAAGCCATGCCCCCGCTCGATTTCCCCAACGCCCCAACGATTGGTGATCAGTTCGCCGCCGGGGGCGCGACATGGGCCTGGGACGGCGTCAAATGGACGAGCGTGGCGAGCGCCAGCGGCGTGGGCGGGCCGTTTTTGCCGTTGGCGGGTGGCATCTTGACCGGCAAGCTGACCATCAACGCGGGTGGGCTGAACGTCAAGACCCTACCGCTATCCGCTACCGGACTTGGAACGGGCGATATCTACATCAATGGGGGCTTCCTGTGCGTCATGCCATGAGAGCCGCCGCGCTGTTGGGTTGGTTGCTGTCACCGATGTTCGCGCACGCGCAAGGAACCCTGATCCCAACGATGAACGGGATCAAACTGACGACCCAACCGCTTGACGCCGGTACCATTACCACCAGCAATACCCAGCCTATCCAGTTCAATATAGGCCCGATCACTGGCACATGGCCTTCAGCCGCGACGGCGAGCGCGCCGATGCGGGTGCAATGTTATTCCGATACGGCGTTGGCTCCCGCTGGCGGGACTATCATCGGTTGCGCTGACTTCTTTTATACTTATGGATACGCGGGCGCGGGCGGGACGCGGACAGCGTTGAACGTGGGCAGTCTGTTGACCGGCAACGGCACGACTGACAACGGCTTCCATTTGGCGATCCAGGCCCGTGCCACCGCCGACGCGCCGATGGGCAATTCACACTATCCTGACAATGCTCAAGGACAGGTAGACGGCACGAGTATCTACGCCATCGCCACTGGTAAATCCGGCTACCTCGCGAACGTCAGCGGTCTTGGTGAGATCAACTGGGAAGTACTGTATGGCGGCGCTTCGATTATCAGCAACGGCGCTCAGTTCGCGCGGCTTGGCACCGATTGGGGACACGTTGATACCCCCGGCACTAACCAGCCGCAGGGTCGCATGGGCATCTGGATAGATAGCCAGGGACCGGCGCTGGACACGACTTCCACCGCCAGTATGACAGCTTCATCCGGGCATAATCTTCCTGGCTTCCGCTCACAGATATTCATGGGCGGCGGTGGACAGGAAACCACGTTTGATCCCGGTAATGGGGCGTTTCTGTTCTCATTCCCCCAAATCTATGCGAACAGCAATGGTTGCACGGTGGGCGTGAATAACTGCCCGGCGACGATCGGCCCGGCGATGACCAAGCCACAGGCCAGTTGGGACTGGTTTGAGATGGGTAACATTCACATCAACAATGAAGTCATGCGCTCACCGGGTTTCGTCGTGAAAGGCACGGGCGAGACAGACATTGGTAATCTGTCGATCACGCCAACCACGGCGGGAGGCGCGATTGATGTGGGGGGCTCCTTTGTCACCGCCGCGATCTACGTGAATGGCAACCTCGCCAATCAGTTTCAGGTCGGTGAACTACTTTACGGCAGCTACACGGACGGCACCGTTCCTGGCGCGATCCTGAAGGTCACGGCTATCAATGGCTCAACGACGACAGGTGTGATGGGAACGCCGACTACGCTCGTCGTGCTTGATCCTGGCTACTCAAAAGCCAGCGCCGCCGTCAACAACGCCAGTGCCACGCTGGGAACGGCGGCTAAGTTCAACGGACATGGGACCAACACCATCGCACTGACATGGACGGATGCTCAGGACGGTGGCGCGGGAAAGGCGGGGCTCAGTCTGGCATCAAGTGCCGGGCGGGTGACGATCGGGTCCGGGACCAGTTTGGTCACCATTGATAGTGGCGCCATCATCGCCGGACCAAACAGCAACATCGCCAGCGGCGCGAATGCCGGTTTCGTGGCGGGACCGGCTGGCTTCCAGCTAACGGACGGGTCCGGCGGTTACGGGAGCATCGGTGGAAGCGGCAGCAACATGCTGTTCAAGGGATCGTCCGGGCAAAATGTCGCATACTTCGACATGAAGGCGGCGGCTCCTCAGTTCACTTTCACTAATCCCGTCAATATCGGCGTCATTCGTGACTATGCCATTACCAAGATCACGCCAACCAGCGGCTCCACCGTTACCGTCGCGCAGAACATACACACCACGATCATGACCCCGGCGGGAACGCTTGCCGCGCTAACCATTCGGTTCCCGACCTGTGACGCCACGACTGGTGGACAGGAATGGCGGTTCAGCACGTCGGCGGCTATCACCGCGCTGACGATTTCCGCTGTGTCGGCGGGTATCGGACCGGGACTGCCGTCATCGCTGGCGGCGGGGCAGGGGTTCGCGGCGATCTGTAATCCCGGTGATAGCGGCTTGTATCGGTTGTATTGAGATGAACCCCACCGACCGCATCGCCGTCACACTCGAAACGCGAACCTGGGCGGCGGAGTGATGTGTGCCAGAAACGGTCGCCAGTTGGATCAGGACGAACCTGGGCGTGGCGGCGGCGCTCATGGCGCTCGCCGGGACCATCGTGGGCGGTATCGTGGCCGCGACCGCGTGGCTCACGTCCGTCCACCACCTCGAAACGCGCGTGGACGTGTTGCGCGCTGACGTGAACACCATGCGCGCCACCATGGAGTCAAACCGGACGGTCGTTAACGATATCCGCCGTCAACTGGACGGGACCGACGCGACGCTCAAGGAGGGTTTGGGGCGCGTGGATGAACGTCTTAAGGCGGTGGAGCGCCGGCCATGAGCGTCATCATCCAGATCGCCGTGTCTTCCGGGACCAATAACACGCCCGACCGGCTTTACGCGCTGCGCGATGACGGCACCGTTTGGCGGCTGGTCCTGACGCATGTCCTCTCGCCAGAGACACCTTGGGAAGAACTCCCGGCGCCACCGGTCCCGCCGCCCGCGCGGGTGGAGGACTGAAACATGTGCTTTAGCGCCGTCTGGTTCGTGAACTTCCTGATCTGGCTGGTCGTGGTGTGCGCCATCGTCGCCATCGTAAGGCTGATCCTGCCCACGGTGTTGAACTGGCTGGGCATCGCCGGGACCATCGTGATGCGGGTCCTGAACATCGTGTTGATCGCTTTCGTCCTGATCGTTTTGATTTGGTTTGTTTATGACCTGCTGACCTGCGCGGGTCCCGGTATCCCGCGTGTGCGCTGAAAGGAGTTCGACCATGTCCGATGATGTCGTCAACCCGCCCTATGAACCCCCCGTTGGCTGGGCCGACGCGCCCCCGCCGGTTCCGCCTGAACCCACCCCGGACCCCGAGACCCAGGCATACCTCGACGCGTTCGTGGCACCCCCTGATCCGCGCGATCCCGTGGTGGAAGGCGAAACCGGGGCGGCGCGGGATGCCGCCGGGGACTATCAGGACGGCTTCGTCAAACCGCCCGACCCACGCGATCCGCCCACCAGTGAACTCACACCCGGGGATCTCAACCCGCCGTCCGTGCCCGGGGCTGAAACCGCCGCCGTACCGCCGGTCAACGTGGATATCCCCTTCGTGACGCAGGACGGCGCCCAACTGACATGCACGATGGGGAACTGGGAAGGCGAGCCCACGACGTACGCGTACCAATGGCAGGCGGAGGGCGTTGATGTGGGCGATGGCACGGCGACCTACGCGTTGATCGAAACCGACGTTGGCCTCGCGTTCGTCTGTGTCGTCAGTGCCACCAACGCCGCCGGGACCACCGTGGCGCCGCCCTCCAACATCGTCACGGCGGCGGAAATCGCCGCGCGCGAGGCCAGTCACGGTCGCCATCGGCGCGGGGAGAACCATAAATGACCCTGGCAGCGGCGCCTCATCCGCCTTCGGTGTTTCGCTATCTGAAGCAGGCATGGCGGGATTATGTCGCGTCGGGCAACGCGCAGACACTTACTATCAACCTTCCGGCCAATCAGCCCGCCGCGTCCGCGTTTCCTCTTGTCGTGACCGGAAGCGTGCTGGTGGACGCCAGTGTGCCGCAACCGGTTCTGGTTTCTAGCTATCTAATGACCGGCGCCGGTACCATTCTGCAAGGAATGTCCGCGTACGCCAGCACCGTCACGGGGGTTTGGACCGTGACGTTCACGGCGGGCGGGCAGCCGCCGGGGTTATACAAAATATTCGCGGCCACGGATTACGGTCCCGGGGTAGCGTCCGCTAATTTCACGTTGACCTGACATGGCGAACACCGAAAACCAGAACATGCAGGCGTACGTCAGGGGCCAGATGACGGCGCGCAGGAAGGCCGCGATGAAGCGCGCCATGGCGAAGGACGCGGCCATGGAAGCCCAACCCGGCGCCGCGCCGGAAGGCTCGCCCGGGGACGCGGCCCGGGACGCCAAACTCGGTATCAAGGACTGATGACCCCGGAAGACCGTATCGAGCGGCTGGAAGAAGCCTTGCGGCGCATCGTTGAGTGGAGCGAAGCCTACCCCTTCGCGGTGTTCCCGAAACCGGACCGCGATCACTACGCGCGGGTGCATGAGGTTCTGACGGCGAACGGTATGACGTTGGACCGTATTTCGGCGGATATCATGCGTCACGTCACGGAGGGTATGGGGAAGATCGCCCGGGAGGCTTTGGCGAAGTGACCCCGGACGAGGCCCGCTATGAACTGGTCCTGAAGCGGCTGATCGCCGTGAAGGATGCGCGCGACGACCTTCTCGCCTTCACCCGCCTGATGATGCCGGTCCCGGGCTACACCCAGGACCCGGATTTCTCGCGCTACGACGCGCAGAGATTTCACCGGATCATGTGCGCGGGGCTGGAGGAACTGGAAAAGGGCACGATTAAACGCCTTATCATTTCGCTACCACCACGACACGGCAAAACCGAGTTGGCGTCCAAGAAGTTCCCCGCGTGGTTCGTGGGCCGTAATCCCGCCAAGAGCCTCATCTTCGGCACCTACAATGAGAAGTTCGGCCAGGACATTGGGCGCGCGGTCCGGGACACGATGTTGACGCCGGCCTTCGCCCAGGTGTTCCCCGACGTGGTCCTGAAGCAGGACAGCCTCGCGTCTGATCGGCTTCAGACCCGCCAGGGCGGTATCATGGCCTTCGTGGGACGAGGCGGGACCACGACGGGACGCGGCGGTGACGTGCTTATCATCGACGACCCGCTCAAAGATCGGCACGAAGCGGACAGCCCGACCATCCGGGACACGCTCTGGACGTGGTTCACGCAGGTCATCGCCTCACGTTTGATGGACGAAACGGGCCGGATCTTGCTCATCCAGACCAGATGGCACCAGGACGATCTGGTGGGCCGGCTCACCGACCCGACGAACTCATACTACGACCCCGAGGAAGCCGCCGAGTGGCGCATCATCGACATGCCCGCCCTCGCCGTGGACCAGCACAAGGACCCCTTGAAAAGGGCCGAGGGCGATCCGCTGTGGCCGGGACGGTTCGGGCGGAACTTCCTCCTGGGTTTGCAACGCCGGGACGCGCGGGGCTTTTCCGCGCTCTACCAGGGCAGGCCCAGCCCAGCCGGGGGCACCTTCTTCAGCAGTAAATGGATACAGACCTATCGCCCCGCCGAACTGCCCACCAGTCTCAGGGTCTACGCGGCCAGCGATCACGCCGTCAGCATGAAGCAGGACAGCGACAAGACCTGCCTGATGTGCGTCGGCGTGGATGAGGACGATAATATCTGGATACTGGCGGACCTGCTGTGGCGGCAGATGACCGCCGAACAGGCCGTCGAGGCCATGCTGCGCATGATGCGCGCCCACAAGCCCGTCTTTTGGTGGGCGGAACGCAGCATGATCTCCAAGAGTATCGGGCCGTTCCTGCGTAAGAGGATGTTGGAGACCAAGACGTTTTGTTCGATCATCGAGATGCAGCCGATAGCCGATAAGCAGACCCGCGCGCAGTCGATCCAGGGCCGCATGAGCATGGGTAAAGTCCGCTTTCCCGAGCGGGCGCCGTGGTGGCCGGCGGCACGGGATCAGATGCTGAAGTTCCCCTACGACGCGCACGACGATTTCGTGGACACCCTGTCCTACGTGGGACTGGGGCTCACGCTTCAGATCGGCGCGGGCCGCACGCGGACGAAGACCGATGACAACGCCGAGGGCACGTTCGGCTGGCTGAAAAATGAACGCGATCTGGCCGAGCGGTCCGTGCGTCAGGGCTTCGGCGCGGGAGGTTGGTGAGCGATGTCCGGGAGCGGTTTCCCCCCTAACCCAGGCCCTCCTGGTATACCCCCCGCCCCGGTCCCGGGCATGGGACCGGCGACGCCCATGCCCGGGATGATGGGGGCGCCGCCCCCGGTCCTGCCCGGCGCCGGCATGATGGACGCCCCGCCGCCTCCGGGACCAATGGGAATGCCCGGTCCCGGGACCTTCCAGGGCGATCCCGGCATGCTCACGCCGCCCATCACCGACACCAACCCGAACGCCAAACTCATCTCCCGGGACCCGCCCGAGCCGCCCGAAGCGCGCCGGGCGCTGGTTAAACGCTGGCAGTCCCGCGTGCGCGAGGCGCGCACGCACTGGAAGCCCAGCTTCGACCGGATGCGGAGCAACATGAACTTCGTCAACGGCGACCAGTGGGAGACCGAGACCAGACGGCGCCGCCGACGCCGCCGGGACGGCGAGCGGGACGAACGCTACGTGGCGAACATCGCGCTGCGACACGTCCTGAAGCGCACGGCGGAACTCTACCCGAACAACCCGACGATCACCGCGAAGCGCCGTGAGAAGATCATGGCGCAGACCTGGGACGGCTCCGAGCAGGCGCTGCAACAGGCCCAGCAGGCGATGCAGGTCGCCGCGCAAACGGGTATGCCGCCGCCGCCCAACATCATGATGACGATCCAGGACGCCGCCCAGGTCAAGCAATACGACCAGTTGATGGACCGGCTCGCGAAGACGCTGAAGATCCTCTACGACTACAACGTGGAAGAACAGGTCCACAGCTTCAAGTCGATGATGAAGATGACCGTGCGGCGCAGCATCATTACTTCGGTTGGCTACGTGAAGCTGGGCTTTCAGCGCGCCATGAAGATGAGCCCCGCCATCGAGGCCAGGATAGCCGACATGAGCGAACGCCTCGCCAACATCGAGCGGCTGTCCCAGGACCTCGCGGACGGTGAAATCGAACACGACAGCGCCGACGCCGAGAGCCTGAAACTGGCCATCCAGGGGCTCACCCAGGAGGGCCAGTTGATCGTCCGCGAGGGCCTGAGTTTCGATTACCCCGATAGCACGGCGATCATCCCGGACAAGAAGTGCCGCACGCTGAAGGGTTTCCTGGGCAGCGACTGGGTGGCGCAGCAGTATATCCTGACGCCGGATCAGATCCAGGAAGTCTACGGCGTGGACGTTGGCAAGGGTTACGCCGCCTACGACGTGGACGGCAACGCGACCGACGTGATGCCGGTCCGCCACTACGAGGCCGGCGGCAGGGACGACGGCGACTCGGCGGGCGGCGACGCCTGTGTCTGGGAAATCTACCACCGCAAGGATGGGCTCGTTTACGTGGTGTGCGACGGCTACCAGGACTTTCTCCAGGAGCCCAGCGCGCCGGACGCTGAAATCGAGCGGTTCTATCCCTGGTTCGCTTTCGTATTGAACGAGGGCTACGACGAGACCGTGCTGTTCCCGCAGTCCGACATTGATCTTCTCCGGGACATGCAGCTTGAACTGAACCGCGCGCGGCAGGGACTGCGTGAACACCGCCGCGCCAACCGCCCAAAGACCGTGGTGGCGGCTGGTATTCTGGAGGAAGTGGACAAGGACAAACTCAAAACCCACCCGGCGAACGCGCTCCTGGAGTTGAACGCCCTCGCCCCGGGACAGAAGGTTGATGACGTGCTTCAGGTGCTGAAGATGCCGCCGATTGATCCGGCGGTCTACGACACCGCGCCCACCTATGAGGACCTGTTGCGTGTCCTGGGCTCCGATCAGGCCGACCAGGGGACCACGTCCGGCGCCACCGCCACCGAGGTATCCGTCGCGCAGTTCGCCCAGCACACCGATACGTCTTCGATTATCGACGATATGAACGACCTGCTCACCGATCTGGCACGCGCCGGGGGCGAACTCCTGTTGCTCAACGTGTCCGCGCAGATCGTCAAGGAGATCGTCGGTCCCGGCGCCGTGTGGCCCGAAATCGACCGCGAGACCGTCGCCAAGAATGTCTACCTGGAGGTCGAGGCCACCGCCGACAACGGTCCCGACAAGCAGCAGGACATCCAGAACATGACCCAGCTTCTGCCCATCCTTCAGCGCATCCCTGGGATTTCCCCCGAGTGGATGGCCCGGCAACTGATCGCGCGCATGGGCGCTGACATTGATCTGACTGACGCCTTCGCCGAGGGCGTGCCCTCCATCGAGGCGCTGAACCAGATCATGTCCCAGCCGCCCGGCGCCCCAGGACAAGCCGGCGATGGTCCCCCCGACAGCGCCGGCAAGGGACCACCAAGGCCGGGCGCGCCCGATGAAGATCCGAACGCCCAGGGTCCCCAGGGCATGACCAATGCGACGGGTGGTCCCGGGACCCAGGGACCGCTGGGACCGAGGGTCCCGCCCATGCAGGTGTTCGGGCGAAATGGCAATCGTCCCGGGACCGGCGGCGCCATGCCGCGCATGAAATCGTCGTCCCAGGGGATGCCGACGCCGTGATCCGCGCGGCCCTGTTCATGTGGGTCGTGTTGGGGGCCTGGGTGGTTTTGCGCGTATTCTCTGGCTGAACCGCCGAGGGCCGGGCCAGCCCGGTATTCTGGGCTGGCCCTTGACCCTACCTTCGGATTATCGTCATCACGATCTTGACCGTGATCGTGATACGCACGATTATCCGAGGCAGGAGTTTTGTGCGGTGCATCGCACTTACTCCTTCGGTTGCGCCCGTCAGATCATCCTGGCGGGCGTTTCCGTTCTGGCGCCGGCCTATTCCAGGGTCAACTATCGGCGCTACACCCCCTGAACGGTGAGGCGAGCATGGCGAAAGTAAATGTTACGCTGAATGACATACCAGACGACGATGCCGGGCCGTTGACGGAAAAGGACTTGTGGCAGACTCAACAGATTTACGGTGAGATCCTGCGACGATTGAAGAAACGGCGACACGGTTTCTCCCGGCAGACGATCCGTGAACTGAGAGACATTCCCCAGGAGAGCCGGAAGGCGCTTTTGGAGGACAACGCGGACGGCCACCTTCCCGAGGAACTTGTCGAGAAAGACTTGCGTTTATGGGATGAAATCGAGGCGGTGTTGGCCACTATCCCGCGCTGATATTTGGGTTCCGTGTTGGTTTTCTGACCCAACCCACTGGACAGCCAAACGAAACACGGCCCATAAGCGATCCTGGTTTCAGCCAGGATCGCACCAGTGGCGGAAAACGACACCAACACGACACTGACCGATACCGACGCCGGCTTCGCGGACCCGTCCCCCGCGCCTGAAACCACGACAGAAACCACGCCCTCGTCAGGCGACCAAACCACGGACGCGAAAGACGCGCCCTCGTCAGGCGACACCCCACTGTCTGACCGGCAAGGACTGCTTGAGGCGGTTCGAGCGGTAGTCAAGACCCAGGAAACGCCCGCGCTTCCAACCGATAGCGCCGCGACACAAGGGCCGACACCAGACACGGCTGGGACCGCCCCGGGAGAAACCGGGGACCCAAAACCGGATGATACACCGCCGACACCAGCCGCTGACCCGACCGCTGACGAACTCCGCAAGCTACGACCGGAGACACGACGGCGGTTTGAACAGCTACTGGCGCAACGGGATGAAGCCCGCACGACCCTGAACGCGTTGACGCCTGAGATCGAGCAACACCGCCAGTTGCAGGGTTATCTTCAGCAACACCAGCTTGCCCCCGACGACGTGAACATGCTGCTGGGGGTGGGCGCCGCGCTGCGGCGAGGCGACTATCAGGCTTTCCTCAACGGCGTCACGCCTTACGTGCAGGCCGCTCAGGAAGCCATCGGTCTGCGCCTCGCGCCGGATATGCAGCGACAGGTGGACGAAGGGCTCATCACCGAGGAAACCGCGCGAGAGGTCACGCGAACCCGCTTCCGAGCCAATCAAAGCGAGGAACGGTTACGCGAGCAGACGACTTCGCGCGCCCAGGAAGACCAGGGCCGCGCGCTGGAAGCGGTGCGCATGGCCGTGACGAACTGGGAAAACGACATCCGAACGAGGGACCCCGACTACTCCCTGAAAGCCAATGCTGTCCGGCGGTTTTCGCAGGCGCTGCTGCAGGAGAAGGGCGCGCCGACCACGCCCGATCAGGCGGTGGCGCTGGTGCGAGAGGCGTACGCGGAAGCGACCGGCGAGTTCGCGCGGCTGCGACCAGCCCCGCGACCGACCCGGCCCGCCCCGTCCGGCATCAACGGCACATCCCACGGCGCGATGCCCGAGCCGACGAACATGAAGGACGCCGTCCTTCTGGCCATGTCGAACATGAGGCGCGCGTCGTGATCCCCCAGGGACCACGTAAATGGCTTTCACAGCCGGTGAACTAGCTAACATCGCAAATGCCGCCTTGGACTTTTATTACAACAAGGGAGACACGTTCAAACAGTCGATCCAGGCGAAGCCCCTCCTGAAGTGGGCCGAGGGGTCAAGCAAGTCGTTCCCGGGTGGCAAGGGTAATATTTCCCTCGCCGTGAAGGGCGATTACGGCGCGGGCGGCACCAACGATCATGTCGTGGGCTACACCCACAATGACACGGTGAACTTCTACACGCCGGCTAACATCAAGCGATGCAACTACCCTTGGCGTGAGCATCATATCGGTTTGACATTGACGCACACCGAACTGAAGATCGACGGCATCTCGATCACCGACGACGCCGGCAACGGGTCGGACATGAGCAATCATTCCGACCGCGAAGTGACGGTCCTGGTGAACTTGCTTCAGGACAAGCTGGAGGACTTTGGCGAACAGTATGCGCGCAACATGAACACCCTGCTGTGGGGCGACGGGACCGCCGACGCCAAGGCGCTGGCCGGGATGCAGAGCATCATCCTGGACAGCCCCGCCGTGGGCACCACCGGGGGTCTCGCGCGCACAAATACATGGTGGCGTAACCGCGCCGCCACGACGGCGTTCGGCGCCGCCGGGGGCCGGGGACCGGTGACTTCGTCGCCCACCAACGGCGGCGCGCTGATCGAGTTCTTGCAGCAGGAATACCGGCAGTTGATCCGGTACGGCGGCAAGCCCTCCAAGGCCCTGGCCGGCAGCGCGTTCATTTCGGCCATGGAAATCGAGTTCCGCGCCAACGGCAACTACAGCATGACGGGCTTCACCGGCACGCAAGATGGCTCCATGGGGCAGCTTAAACTCCCCGGCGGGACCATGATTGAGTACGACCCGACGCTGGATGACCTGGGCTTCACCAAGCGCCTCTACTGGTGGGACCCGAGGCACATCTACCTGATGAAAATGGACGGCGAGTGGGATCACCGGTTCACCCCCGCGCGGCCCTACAACACGTTCGTCATGTACAAGTCGTTAACTCACACCGGACAAATGGTTGCCCAGCAACTGAACGCTTCTGGTGTCTACGATATAGCCTGAAAGGAGTCAAGCTGTATGCCGTTTGGTCCGTTATACTGCAAACTATGCGGGAAAGACTATGTGGTTGAAAGGCGTTCGCGCCTGACAACCAGTAACTTCTGCTCCAGGACTTGCAGGGCACGCGGACAACCACCAGAGGTTCACGCGAAGAAAGGACGCCGGGGGGATACACACCCCCGGTTCGTCCCTATCGGCACGCGACGGGAGTGGGATGGCTGCCCTGGCGTGGCGGTCAAGACCGAACACGGGTGGGAGCGCGAACACCGCGTCGTCGCCCGGCCTAAGCCCCGACAGGTCGTGCATCATCTGGATGGCGACCCGACCAATAATGACGCCTTCAACCTGATCGTCATGAGTCAGGCTGAACACGCGCGGATGCACATGCCGGAACGTGTTCGCGATACCAAGGGAAGATTGACATGAACTTTCAACTTCTGCGCTGTTCGGTGGCGCTCGCCGCCGACCCCGAACAGGTCGTGGTCCGGCACCGAGGCCGGCCCATCGTCTTCCCGGAACTGATCGTGCTTCAGTTTCTGCACGGCGAGGAAGCGATCCAGGACATTCACGTGGTTGGCGAGTGGGACGCGACGCAGGCCGAAGTGCTGGAACGCCTGAAACTCACCTATGGCGACAAGGCCGTGGCCGAGGTCTTCCCGGGCGCGCGGCCCAGGCTGCCCCTGGCGGACGGTTCGCTGCCCATTTGCGTGGAACCGATCCACGTTCCGGGACCGACCCGTCCCGACAGCCCGGACCCGATCCTCAAGCCGCTCGATGTCTTTACCATGCCCGCTTCAATGCCGCGCGTGGTCAGCACCTACAAGGACGAACCGCCGCCGCCTGACGTGAGCATCGACCAGATCGCGGGCCACGACGCCGACGACCTGGGCGACGATCCCCTGGGGTTGGTGGACGTGGTCACGGCGGCGCCCAAACCCGAGATGCCCGACGCGGCCAGCTTCCGCGCCCGGGACAATGTCCGGGGCGACGGGACCAGCGCGCCCAGGACAGCGGATCACTTACCCGACGTGGCCGGCGGCGCGCTCAGGCGCGAGACCGAGGGCAACCTGACAGCGCGGACAACCCGCGCCGCCCGGTTGAACCTGACCAATGGGTAAGCAACTCCGCGACATGCTGACGGATCTGCGCGCGGAACTCGGGCACTCCACCAACGTCGCGCACGGCATCAACGACCGGGACACGCTGCTCTACTATCTGAACAGGACCCAGCTTGATCTTTACCGGGACTACGACTGGCCGCAACTGATCGTGGACCGGGACACGGACATGATCCAGGGCCAAAGATACTATCAATACCCGGCGGATCTGACGTTCGAGGATGTGAGTAAACTCTGGCTCATCTCCGACAGTAACATGTGGATCAGCAACGTCACCTACGGCATCGGCCCGCGTGAAATGCGGCTCTACGACAGCGATGCCGGCGATCAGTCCTGGCCCCCCAGGCGCTGGATGCACAATGCCGACAGCGGCATGTTCGAGGTCTGGCCGATCCCCGACGTGACCACCGTGGATCACGACGGCAGGCTGAGAATGCGCGGGACCAAAACCGTCACGCCCATGATAAACGACGCCGATCAGGCGACCCTGCCGGATCACCTGATCGTGCTGTTCTGCGCCGCCGAGATCCTGGCCCGGGACGAGGCCAAGGACGCGCAACTGAAGATGACCAAGGCGAACGAGGTCATGCGCCGGCACCGGGTTCGTCAATACTCGCACAAACGCGAGCCCTTCGTCATGGGCGGCGGCGGTGGGGACGCGCGGGCGCCGATGGGCGAGTTCGATACCGGTGTGGTGGGGTTGGACTACATCCCACCGGGCTACGGTTCGGGCTGACGATGTGGGCAAAGTCTTCTCGATTTCTGACTTCAAGGAGGGTTTGGATGTTCGCAAGTCGGCGCTGACCGCGCCGGGTGGTTCATTGCGCATCCTGGACAATGCCGTCCTGACGCCCGGCGGTGAGATCGAGAAGCGCCTTGCCTTCGTGACGACCACCACATTACCCGCCAACACCGCCGCCATCTTCGGGCAGGGGGACCTGCTTCATGTGTTCGGCGTCGGCCTGGGCGCGGTGGTCCCGGGGACCACGCCAGCCACTATTGTCCCGCACGAACTGGCCTCGCCGCCGGGCGGCACGCCTATCAAGATCGACGACATCGAGGCGTTCAACTTTAAGTTCTACGTGCTTGGGACGGCGGCGGACGGGTCGCGTCATATCTGGTACGACGGTGTCCTGGTGACCGAAGTGGGCGGGGCGCCCAGCGTGGGCACCTACGCGCGCACCTACAAAACCAAGATGTATCGCACTTCGGGACCCTACGTGAACTTCTCCGGGGTCAACGATCCTTCGGTGAACGATCCGTCCAGCACGACCAACCCGGGCGCCGGGTTCATCAACGTGGGGTTGAACGACCCGGAGAACGAGAACGCGCTGTCAATGGAAGTGTTCTTCGACAAGATGGCGGTGTTCGCCAGATTGACCACCCAGCTATGGCACCTGGACCCGGACCCGACCCTGGATGCGTTGCAACAGGTCCTCCGCATCGGCACCCTCGCGCCGCATTCGGTGACGCAGTTCGGGACCGGCGATATTTTGTTCCTCTCCGACTCGGGCGTGCGCAGCCTCAAGTCCTTGACCATCACCAACACGGCGTCAGTGAGCGACGTGGGCAGCGCCATCGACCCGCTGATGACGACGGCGATCCGTACCAACGAAGCCGCCGCCGCGCTGGCGAGAAGCGTCGTGCAGCCCATCGCCGGGCGCTACTGGCTGTCCGTCGCGGACACGATCTACGCGCTGTCCTACTTCCCCGCCGGCAACATCACCGCGTGGTCCCAGTTCACGCCGGGCTTCGTCGTCCAGGAGTTCGCCGTTGTCGCCAACCGGGTCTACGCGCGGGGACCGGACCAGAGCCTCTATCTTTACGGCGGCGTGGATAACCAGACCTACGACAGTTCCCGGGTCACGGTCCGCACGCCGCACATGGAAATGGATGGTCCCACGACGCGCAAGCGCATCCAGAGCGTGGACGTGATGTGCCAGGGCCAATGGTCGATCAGCATGGGAATGTTGCCCAATAATACTGACGCGTTTGAACTGGTCGCCACGGTTCAGGACAATACGTTCGGGCTCCAGTCCATACCCTTTGCCGGCTACGGAACGCACGTGGGCCTGGAACTGATCCACGAGGCGCCGGGGCCGGCGTTGCTCGCGGCGATCCACCTGAACATGAACGAAGGAAGTGTGAAGTAACGATGTCGCAACGAACCGGTCCTGTCCCGCATCATTGGACGCATTGGGCGATCCCGGAGCCGAACAGTGGCTGTTGGTTGTGGCTGGGGCCTGTCGCCGCGCACCAGGACGGGCGGGCGACGCTGATCCGGCACGTCAACGGTAAGCGTCGTATGCTCCGCGTCGCGCGCGTCGCCTGGGAAGACACGCGCGGTCCGATACCGGGTGACATGTGGGTGCTGCACAAGTGTAATGTCGCGGCCTGTGTGAACCCTGACCATCTGTATCTGGGCACTCACCAGGATAACATGCGGGACATGGCGCTTTCAGGGATCAAGAAGCGCACGCGTGTCACGCACTGTCCGCGCGGGCACCTTTACACCGCGCGATATTCGTATTCATATCGAAACATCGCGCAGATATGCCTGATCTGTAACCGGGAAAAGTGCCGGGCGTATTATCAGAAGCGTAAAACCGTGCTGGCGGCGGCGGCATGATCGAGGTCACGCGCGAGCCTGTCACCCGCACGGCGGTGGATCATATCATCGCCAACCTGCGGGAGCATGACGCGCGGGAAATCTACGCGCAACGCTGGGACGATGACCCGAAGACCTTGGCCGACTACGTCATGGTGCTGGCGTGCAACGACCTTTGGCGAACATTCCGGGCGGACGGCGAGCCCGTGGCGATGATCGGCGCCACGCTGATCCGCCCCGGCGTTTGCATGCTTTGCGGTTGCGGGACCAATCGTTGGGGCCGGGTCATAAGACCCCTTACCCGCTACGTGTTGGACGAGATGATGCCCGCCGTACTCAGATCCGGGGTGCATCGCGCCGAGTGCCAGGTCATGGCGTCGAACACCCAGAACCTGCGCTGGATCATGAGTTTGGGCGGCGAGATCGAGGGGACGCTGCGCGGCTATGGACGCGGCGGCGAGGACTTCCTGGCCTTGGGATGGAGACGGGATCATGTGCTTACACAGTGGCGGCGGGGGCAGCAGCGGACCGCCAATGTCGAACTACAATCTTTACCAGGGCACGGACCACCCGACCACGGTGCGGGCCGAGTCGGGGATACCGTCGCAGTATGTCGAGCGGGGCGCGACGACGGTGGCGCAGTACCAGTTAATGGCGCAGCAGGACGCGTCCGATCAGCAACTGGCGCAGCAGAAGCAGATTTCCGACCAGCAGAACGCGTTCAACCAGAAGCAGGTCGCGGACCAGAAGGCGCAGCAGGACGCGCTCCAGGCCCAGGCTGACGCGCAGTCCAAACGCCAGTCCGACTACGACACGGGCCGCGCCGGTCTTCTGGCGAAGGGCACGCAGCAGATCAGTGACGCGTTTGCCCGTTTCTCGCCGGATTACTTCAATCAATACAACACTGATTACATGAAGAAAGCCACCGACGACATCAATTACCAGAAGGACCTCGCCAACAAGCAGTTGTTGTTTGGACTGGCCCGGCAGGGACTTGGCTCGTCCCAGGCGGCGGTGGATCAACAGGGTTTACTTGAGGAAGACGCGGGACGGGCCACGGCGGCGCAAACCCAGAACGCCACGGACGCCACCAACACGCTCAAAACCCAGGTCGCCAACACGAAGCAGAACCTCCTGGGACAGGTCACGTCGGCTGAGTCCGTGGCGCCGCCCATCGCGGGTGTCAACGATCAGGCGGTGAACGCCGGGCTGGACACGACGCGGCAGGCCATCTCGGGCGTCACGAACAACGCGGGCGACACCATCGCCAGCCTGGGCGGCGTGCCCACGGTGAGCCCCCTGACCAATATCTTCACCAACGTCCTGGGCGGCGTCGGCAGCTACGCGAGCGGGCAGAACGCGCTGGGAATATCCAACACTTACGGCGCCTACCGAAGCGCCGGCCTGGGTGCGAACCCAGCCAACCAGTCCAGCACTACGACCCGTTAAGGAGCGACGAACATGTGTACCGGCGTGGAGATTTCCGCCGCCATGGCAGCCGCCGCGCCCTATATCGCGGCGACTTCGGCGGCGGTGGGCGTGGGCGGAACGGTCTATGGCGCGGCCCAGTCGTCCGCCGCGCAGAGCCGCGCGGCCCAGGCTCTCCGGGACCAGAACCTCGCCACCAGTCAGGCGCAAAATCAGGCGTTCAACCAGCGCATGGCGGCGACGCGGGACCAGTCCAACGCGCAGTTCGACACCGCGCAACGGGAGAACGCCGCGCGGCTCACCCAGGCGGATGCGACCCGTCAGGCGCAGATGAGCGCGCTGGACCGGCAGAACCAGACCGTCACCGCCGAGAACCAGACCGCTGACCAGCTACGCGCCGCCGCCGATCAACGCGCTCAGGAACTGCTCCAGTCCACCACGGCGCCCGGGGGCATGAACCAATCCCAGCAGGGTGCCCAGGATCAGGCGGCGGCGTTGCTCGCCGCGTCCCAGGCCCCCGGTCCCACCGGTCCCGTCGCCACCAACCCGGACGGGTCCGGCGCGTCCACGTCCACCAATGACCCGGTCATGAAGACCGCGCTGGCCCGGCGCATGGGCATCGCCGCCGCCAACATACGCCAGTACGGCGCCGACATCGCCAAGGTCGCGTCCTACGGCCAACCGCTCCAGGACACGGGACAGGCGATCACCGAGAACCGGACCGCCATCATGCCCGAACAAGAGGCGGCGAAACTCCTGGCGAGCGGATCGGCGGTGCGTTTGCTGCCCTCGCAGATCGCCTACCGCAACGCCACGGACTATGGCGGCGCGGTGGATCAGGCGATCCAGGCCAAGGCCCAGGGCGAGAACACCTACGCGGGACTGAAGTTCGGCAACGTCACGGGCGGCGCCAACCTGGGCCAGTCCGACGCCGACACCGCCGCCGCCAACAAGGCGGCGCAAGCCAAGGCGGACACCGCATGGCAAACCCAGGTCGCCGGGCTCTACTCCGGGCTGGGCAACCTGGGCGCCTACGCCGCCGGGCGTTACGGCCCGGCGATCCTGCCCGGCGCCAGCGGGCAGACGCCTTCGACCATCGACGTTAGCGGTTACAAAATAGGGACGCCCTGAACCATGCCGATGTTCGCCACGGGTAACACGGGCTGGGACCAGGGCCTGAACACCCTCGCCGGGAGCCTGTTTCCCGACCCGTCCAAGCAGGCCCAGGCCGGCTACTATGGCGCCGAAAGCGCCAACGCGCTCATCAAGGGCTACCAAACCCGCGACCAGATGGGCCAGCAGCGGTATTTGCAGGAACTCACGGGCGGTGGGGCGGGCACCGGTCCCATGGCGATCCCGGGACCAGCGGCGCCGCCAGGACCAGCCGCGCCCCCAGGGTTGGTCATCCCGCAGGGTGGTCCTCCTGGTGGCGGAGCCGCGCCGCCGCCACCAGGACCGCAACCCTTGGCGATCACGCCAACAGGCTTGCCGCCGGCGGGACCGGCGCCGCCCGGGACACCCTCGCCGGGACCGCCTGCCGCCGTGCTGCCTTCGTTGCTGGCGTCAATGGTAGCCGGCGGTGGAGCGAGCCAGCCCCCGGCGCAGGCCGCCGCGCCGCCCCAGCAAGGCGGCGGCGTGAGGCAATCGCCCCCGGCTCAGGCGAACGGCTCGCCAACCCCTCCGATGGTGAACCTGCCCTATCTCATGGCGACGGCGGCACGCGCGGGCATGGACCCGAACGTGGTGAAACTCCTGGGTACGTCCTGGATCAACGGGCAAATCCAGTCTGGCGCCATGGATAAAACCACGGGTGAGCGGTTCCTGTCCGGCGCCGGGGACAGCGCGCCCTTGCAAGCCACGACATCCATCACGACCACGGGCATGAACAATGCCACCCAGATCACGACCACCGGGATGAACAACAGGACCCAACTGGCGATGCCAGGAGCGCAGACGGCGGCGACGCAGACCCTGGAAGACGAGAAACCGCTTGTCGTTATCGCGCCCGATGGAACGCGTATTCCAACCAAAGTGGGCATATGGCGCCAGAACCCCGCCATGGGACGGCCCGAAAACCAATACGATCAGCAGCCCGTGACGGTGCAACCGCCGGCACCGCCGGGCGGCGCCGCGCCACCACCCGTCATGACATCGACGGGACAGGCGACGACGCAGGGCCAGACGCCCTACGAGCCGACGCAGGCCGCGCACGACAAGAACAACATCTCCATCGTCACGCCGCAGGGCGAGGTCATCACCACCACTGAGGGCGGTCTGCGGGCGAACCCCGCGCTGGGCCGCAAGTACGACCCGCAGGTGGACGGCGCGCTGGTGCAGGTCCTGGACCCGGCCACGGGAAAGACCGTCTTCCGGTTGGCCGCCCGAGCCCCGGGCGCGCAGGTGGCGCCGAAGTCCACGGACGAACTGGGCGCGCAAGGCGGTGCCCGCATCACACAGCAGACGGAAACCAACCCGGCGGCGGCGCCAGGCGTGACAGAGGCGGTTCAGGCGGGGACGGCTGGCACGACGGGCAAGACCCCGCTGACCCCGGACCAGGAACTGCGCATCAGCGGGATGGTCGATCAGACCGTTCAGCAAATGTATCCGGTCCCGAGCGGGATGCACCTGAGCCGGTCGACGGCGCCGAGGGCGCTGGACGCGGCGACGAAGGCCGAGGTCATGTCCCGGGTCCGGGATCTGGCGGTGCGCGATCCCAAATACCGGGCCGACCCCGCTGGCGCCGTCCCCATTGTCCTGGAGCAGATGCGGTCCCAGGGCATCCTGCCCAAGGACGTGGACAGCAGCATCGGGTATTTCTCGCAGTCAGACCCGAACCTGACGGGCGGCAAGGACCCGCGCTACCTCGTGCATGGCAACCTTTCGGGAGCCAAACCGCCCGCCGGGACGCCCACCCTGTCCAATACCGTCACGTCCTCGATGCCCGGCGGCGCTCAGGCGGCGCCCAACCAGCCGGCGCCCCCGGTGCCGCCCCAGGCACCCCCACAGGCACCGGCCCAGGACACGGGACCGCCCGTCGTGGCTGGCCGCGCCGTCACATCCGCGCGCGGCGCGCCCGAGGGACGTGGCGTGATCGGGACCCTGGCCGACGCGGTGACGGCGCCGGGGCGCTTCGTGAGCGGTCGGATGGCGCACAAACCGGGCGTGATGACGGGTCAGCCCGCGACGCCGCCGCCGCTCAACCGGGCGATCAACCGGCCCGATGTCGCTGGCGTCGCCGGGGGACCGCCGACACCCCAGCCGGCGCCGCAGCCGCAGGCACAGGCCGGCCAGCCCGCCGTCAGAGCCGTGGGCGCGCCTGTCGGCCCGGCGCGGCAAGGGATGGCGGAAGGATCGTCGTTCAGGGACCCGACCACGGGCAGGATCTGGGTGGTCCAGAACGGTCAGATGTATCTGGGCGCGGTGCGGTAAGCCATGGCCAACATCGACGACATGATCCGGGGCGCCGCCGAGAAATACGGCCTGGATCACGACATATTCCGCCGCCAGTTGGTGGCCGAAAGCGGGCTCA